TTAGAATTTCCACAGAGGTTTCCATCCGTGAAGTTCAGCTATATGTGCAAATTCATCTCTTCTATCTGTTGGAATTTTAATGCAATATTTTGCAACGCTCGCCATGCAATAACCTTCGGAATAGTTAATGAGTGTTTCTACAACTTCATACTCTCCTGGTTCTTTCCACAAAGGATCTTCTATAAAATCCCCTTTGTGTGGAATAATATCAGTTTCTATTTCCTTTCTCCATGAATATGGAAAATTCTCCCCTTCAAATTCTACAATCTGAGAAATGATCAGTTTCATAATAAAAATTCCCCTTTCATTTGTGATAGAGGAATTATACCACTATAACCGCCAATATTCAATTTTCAATGTTCAATACTACCCGCTAATCGACAGAATCCGACAAGGCATTCTCCAGTATCATGTCCAAGCAGGCATTCCAGCCTTTATCAAATCTCCCATTATCACAATAAGCAGGATGATTTGCTTTCTCCGGCAGTTCCCGGAGCGGACACCAATCTGGCTTTTTGTCATAATAATCAGTCGATGATATGTTTTTTAGTGTCAAGTAACAACACACATAGCTAGTTTTTTCACTACTCCTCAATGGACAATCAGCACATCTTTCCGGCATATCCATTACCAATACTGCTTTAGACATCTTCATTCCTCCATTGACTCGTCCTAATACACCTTAATAAATCCTCTATCCCCTGCTGATAACCGTTGTAAAAGTTCTGTGCCTTTTGAATTTCTGTATTACACCTAGTGCTTGCATCATGTTCTAAAATATTTGCGCTCTTCTCTATCTCTTCATATTCTTTTTTATCCATCCTTTTCACACTCCTTCCGGCTTTTCGCACCGTTCATATTCGATAGTCCACACCCACGGATTCGCATTCCAGCCATAACGGTCAAGGTCGGATTTCTTGATAGTGCTGTTCCATAATTCCCTGCCAAACAGCTCTCCCATAGTCATGTCGCAATATTTAATACTGCTCATACATGGACCATCTAAATCGCAAGTATGTCCATCTGCTGATACTCTGGTTAAGCATGGCGGTTTAAATTTAAATCCTTCATCCCACACTCCATCCTCGTCAATCTCCTGTAACCGCTCCACTCTCACATCCGTAACCTTAAGCCAGATACGCGTGGCTTTTTTCGGCATGTGGATGGATGGGTGCCAACGGCAAGGCGATTTTCCTTTCTCCCAGACAAAATCCACACCGTTGTATTCGCATTTTGCTTGTCTGGCATCATTTCTGGATTGATTTACTAACCTTTCAAACAGCTCCCGGTCATGTATGTAAGTTAATTCTCCGCAAGTGCCGTCTTTATAGTCAAAGGCTATCATTTGATTTAATATATCCCATGCTCCAACACGCCATGTTTCTCGGACATAAAGGATATCATCAGTGTGATATGGTGGATTCCACCTTCTTTTTAGTTCTTCATCCGTGATATCCTCTGGAAGTTTGTATTCATCTCCCCAGTTTTCATATGCTGTTTTACTTGGATATCCCCAAGTACCGCAATTACACCCTGCGAATGTATAGCACAGTCTGCTTTGCGGCTGTGGTTTTACAATCCGCCTGGTGCAACTCTTTCTCCCGTCCAGAATTGCCCGAACCATTTCTGTGTTGAATAAAATCGGCTTAATTTTCATTCACTCTCCCACCTTTCTAAACATGTCTGTCGGTGCATGGTACCGTCTGCCATCGCATGTTGCTATCATTGTCTGATGTGCAGATGCTGTCGGGGTATACTGATCTATAACTATTCCTGCCGCCCCTGTGGTGCATATAACTCTATCTCCAATTTTAATATCATCATGCATTTGCTCCACCGCCTTTCACTATTTCAACTGCTTCCTTCCAAATGTCATATTCACTTTTAAACACATATTCAAGCAACGTTCCTTTATTTTGTCTCAACATACTTAATGCATCTGCTCTTTTCTTTTTCAACTGTTCCACAACCTTGTCCGGGTCATATGCGGTAGGCTCTGTATCAATTACGTTCTGCACGGCTTTCAGTAAATCTTTTGCAAATGCCATAATTACTTCTTCGTTTATATCATTTGCATAATCCAGTCCATGAGTATTCATTAAATCTCGAATAACATCTTCTGTCCCACTTGTTTCCGAAAAGAAAAAATCTTTTACATGATCCGCATCAATTAATCTTCCCATCTACTCCACCTCTTTTCACGATTTCGACTGCTCTTCCAAGACCCCTGTAATGCCAGTCATCATCTTCTGATAATCCATGTTCCTCTGCGTAAATTTCAAAATCCGCATATGACAGTTCCTGTTCGTCTTTTAGCTGCTTCACAACTTTGTCCAAGTCAAAAGCGATCGGTTGTGCATCAATCAGCTCACACAATGCATTAGCCTTATTTACAGAATAACTATTGGCGATAGTCATTCCAGCAATCTGTCTTTTAAACGCATCCGCATCAATCAATCTTCCCATCGTTCGCCCTCCTGTTCCATGCTTCTACCAAAGCATCAAATACTGCTTTTCTTGTCCATTTTGAAGCATTCCTTGGCATTAATTCACTTTCAAAAAATAGTCTGCAATGGCAATTATTCTTTTTTGTATTTCCTCTTGTGACAACATAAAAAATCCCATCGACTTGAATATTTTCTGTCAAAATAACTTTCACTTTTCCACCGCAAAACGGGCACGGCTTTAATTTTTCGCTCATTCTTCATCATCTCCCAACTTTTGTCCGCATTTATCGCAATACTTTTGTTCGTTACTAATATCATGATGACAAGTAGGACATTCATAGCTTTCAAAACAGCAGTATCCATCCATTACCGGCTTCTTTGGTTTCTGCTTCTCCACCGCCGCCCGGCATTCTTCCGGTGTGCCGATTGTGCGGTACTGCTGTATCTCTTCAAGTGCTTGGACAGCTACCGTCTTCGCTTCCTGATATTCTGTTATAGAGTAACACCCGTCTTTTCCGTTAACCGGAATATTACCGATGATCACGCTCGCTTCATTTTCCTTCATGGTCAATATCCTCCCTCTCCCACAGTTCTTCAATTTTCTCAAGCAAGTCCATCTCACTATAATCCTTTTTCGGGTACTGCTGATAACGTGCACTATGAATAACGCGATCTGCCACATATTTATTAAAATAATTGACTGCCAACTCCAAAGGTATCTCCTTGTGGTTGCCGGTTAAGGTACAGCTGCTTTTATCTTTGTATGTAATCTTTATTTTCCACATTTCTTTCAGTCCTCCATTTCTTTCAGCTTGGCTTCAGCTTCCTCTCTGGTAAGGAATACCTTTTTGCCAATATCAGATATCGCAAACCCTCTTTTTCTTGTGCAAAATTCTAATATTTTATCAGAACCAATCGTTACTCTTTGAATCGTCTGTTTAGATATGTCTTTTCCTGCAATAATGTAAGCCTTATCTCCCACATTGCACGGCAACCGCAGAAGTAATCCCTGCTCTTCGGCTTGCTCTCTATTTGCAAGTCTTTCCGCAATCTCTTCCAGGGCTTTGTATCTTCCATCTTTCGCAAGCTGGGTAATGGTAATTCCCTCATCATCCGGTAAATCTGCTGGATGAAATAAAACTTCTCCATTCTCTGCCACATATGTTAATCTCTCCATGTTATCCTCACTTTCCCGGTACGGCTCCGGCAGTGGCATCCAAGCAATTACATCCTCAATCCAATCGTGCCCACTATCTAATGCATACCCATCATTCACGATGCAGGTATCAACCCACACATGCCTTCCGTCGGTCACAATGATTTCCTGCTCATCATCAGGAAGCTCACAGTCAATCATATACTTAATGTCTGCAGAGAATAAGCACTCTTTCCGCTCTTCCTCTGTCAATTCATGATATTTAACCGGAATCCACCTTTGTTCCGTGAATCTCAAATTTCTCGCTTCTGTCCTCATGCATTCAATCATCCTATCTGCTCCTTTCCCTCTTAGGCTTTCTCTGGATGCACGTTAAGGCATATTTACAGTCCTTTGTGCATCTCTTATTCTCTTCGTATGGGCATTTCTTCATAAAATCCTCCTATGCAAACCGGAGCTGTCCGGTCTGCTCCTGCGCAATCTTTATATTTCCAGTTCTTTTCGCTATACATAACTCCGGCAGATTTGCCTTGACCAGTGCTGCCGGTATCGGTGGACATACAGCATTGCCACACCGCTTGACTTGTTCTGTCCTCGGGTATGCCTTTCCCGTATAATCATGGTCTATTATGTAGTCATCCGGGAAACCTTGGCATCCATACAGTTCCTTTGGTTCCAACATCCTTAAGCCGATATCTACGATCTGATAATCCACGCCCTCAATAGTGACCAAGCCAAATCTGTCCTTGGTCGTGACCGTATCAAGTGGTTTCTCTATATCCTGCCCTGTAGCATCTCCATAATATTTAATTAAAAACGCTCTAACCTCGCCAAAGTGTCCGGCTGATGTCGTGATCGTATGTAGCGGTTCCCTTTCGTCCTGTCCAATACCCGATTTATAAAACTTGCTTAAAAATGATGTGACCAGTCCGTACCTGTTGGAGCCGTCCACGGTCATGATCGGATCTTTTATTGTCTGCCCCCGGACTTCATTCTCAGATGTTTCAGAATGGTACTGGATCAGTGTAGGACTGATAAGACACTGTTGATTGCCAGTTGTGATCGTATGTATTGGATCTTTACAACTTCCACCCGGATGATTCGTTGTGTTAGTTCCCATATACGGAACCAATGCTGCTTCCACAAGCCGGTTATGATCTACGGTTGTAATAGTATCTATTGGTTCATCCGCCTTACTGCCGCTGCCCTGATAATTTCCGCCGTAGGCTTTATCAATAACCGGTGCGAGCATCGGCTCTACGATTCCGAAACCGTGTTTTCCGGTAATTGTCCCCAGCGGCTTGCTTAAACTCTTGCAGTAATCTGACTTTGCTCCACTGTGGTTGACCTGTACGATAAATGGCTCTTCGTTATCGATAACGAATTTCTTAAGTCCTTTCGCAATTCTTTCCATCGTCTTCGGGGCAAGCGGTCGCACGGCACGGATACCATACTTTTCTTTGATCTCCTCTGATGTGTCAAAAATGCTCGGGCACGGTCTGCTGAAATCAATCTGTGTATATGCTCCAACGTATGGTTTCAGCAATCCGGCTTTCACTTTCTCGCTGTCTACCGGTCCGTGTGTCGGCTCTGGCCAGATGATCGGCTTGCCGTCACACCGTGCAATCATAAAAAATCTCTTCCGCATGGTTGGTGCTCCATAGTCAGCCGCAATCAGTTCCCGAAATTCCACTTTGTATCCCAGATCAGTAAGCTGCTGCACAAACTTCTCAAATGTCTTTCCCTGCTTTGCTTTAATTGGATGATGCCCTCTGTTCAACGGTCCCCATGTCTTAAATTCTTCCACATTCTCTAACATGATTACTCTCGGTCTTACAAGTCCCGCCCATCGGCAGGCTACCCAGGCAAGACCTCTGATGTTTTTATCTTTTGGCTTTCCACCCTTTGCCTTGCTAAAATGCTTGCAGTCTGGACTAAACCATGCGATTGCCACTGGTCGTCCTTTACATACTTCCACGGGGTCCACATCCCACACATTTTCACAGTAATGCTTTGTGCTCGGATGGTTTGTTTTGTGCATTCGTATTGCCTCCGGATCGTGATTGATCGCTATATCAACACTGATCCCGGTTGCCATTTCCATTCCGGTAGATGCTCCGCCTCCTCCGGCGAAGTTGTCCACCATTAACTCTCCGTTTATCATGGCATCACCCCCGGGAAGAAATCAAACAATGTCGGTGTGTCAATCTCATCCTCTGCCGCCTGCAGATACCCAACCCCATCCCGGAAGTAATCTGGATTTAATTCGCACCCCTTACCGTTCCGGTGCATCTTAACCGCCGTCATTGGTACTGTCATAAGACCGCCAAAAGGATCATAGACCGTGTCACCCTCATTGCTGTATCTGTTGATGATCCGCTCCACAATATCCAGCTGCAAGGGACAGACGTGCATCTGCGCGCGGCGACGGCTCTGCGTAGTATTTAATGTACGCATACGGTTGATGTCGTCCCATACCTCCAGCTGATTCCACGATCCCGGCGCAACCACCATAAAGGTAGCTGGCAGCTTCCCGCTTTCGTCCAGCTTCTTAGCCAACTTCACATGATCCTCATAACTGTAGACATTTTCCCGGCTGTACTGCCTGTACACATTCTGCAGATTATCAACCGATATGCTTTCAAGTTCTTCCTTGGCTACCAGCCTGTCCCCGGACGATCTCCAGTACCCATGTGCATCAATCTGCCACTGTGCGCGGGTGTAATCCTCTTTTGATTTCTTAACTGGAGCATCCGCGTATGCTGTAGATCTGTCGGTCGGCAGCTTTCGGAAAAGCAAGATATATTCAGGACACCCTACCCCCATCTTTGAACCGTCCTTGCACTGTTCTGTCCATCCAAGGCGGTATGTCTGGTTATTCTCACGGACCACATCGGTCACAACCGTAATCATGCCGAAATACTGAAATCCATGCTTCATGTAATGGCTGATGCACTGCGCGTGAAATGGTTCAATGGTTGGCATTCCGGTTCCCGTCGCATTTCCGAACAGAACCCTGTCCTTGACATGGATTGCAGCCACCCTCCCCGGCTTCAACACCCGGAGCAACTCTGGCGTGAGGAAATCCATCTGCTCAAAGAACCGGTCCGTGTTCTGGTTATGTCCGAAATCGTTATAATTGGCGCTGTACTCGTAGTGATTGCCAAACGGAATGGATGTATGTATGAGGTCAACGCTGTTACTTTCCATTGTTCTGGTCTCTTCTACACAATCGCCATATACCGCTTCATAATGGTTTCCTCTGACTGTTCTTTCTTCTCTGCTACCTTCCACACCCATCTTCCTTTCCAATCGCTCTGCTTTATTTGCAGAATTCAGACCATACTTTTTTACGATTTCAATCATCTTTGCAACCATGTGATTATGGTTTTTCCACTTTTCTAGCAGAACATCCCTGATTCTTCGCTCGTTCTCCATATAAATAATGTCAATCACTACCGGCTCTTTCTGCAAAAACCTATAGCACCGATGCACCGCTTGGATAAAATCATTAAATTCATAATCAATTCCAAGAAATATCTCTCTGTGACAATGTCTCTGAAAGTTACACCCAGATCCGGACAATGATTTCTTCGTAGCGAACAGTTTTGTCTCTCCATTTGAAAATTCAATTACTCGTTTTTCGCGAAGTTCATAGTCCATTGAACCGTAAATATCCACGGTTTCAGGCAACACCTTTTTTATTGCGTGCCTCTCGCTTTCCAAATCATGCCATAGTAAAAAATTATCTTCCGGCGACTCTTCTACAATCCGCTTCATTTCTGCCACGCGGCTGTTAATGCTTTCTCTTTTGACTGCCGCTGCTTCTTTCAATCCTTCCGCTGCTTCTTGAAATAACTGTATTTGTCCGTTTTTATCTGCGGTATCTCCATAATGTACCGGAAGTTCATGCCACCGTACGTCTAATGGTGGCAGGTCATATCCCTCATCCGAATAATTAGAATCTAAATCTGAAGGCTTTGTGATGAACAACGCCCAGCTACTCACCCACATCCAGAACTCATCCTCCATGTTCGGGTACAGAGTCAGATTATTTGCCTTTGTACTGTCTCGTTGGAAAAATCGCGTCAATGCCTGTCCAGTGTCCATCACTTCCAAATAGCCTGCATAATGGATTAGTTCCTTGTATTTGTTCGGAGATGGTGTAGCCGTGGCTACCAGCTTATACGGTACATTCTTGAATTTGTCCAAAAATGTCTGATAGGTCTTACTTCCAAAACTCCGTAAAACACTGGCTTCATCAAGAGACGTGGCTGTGAAATAGTCTGGCCGGATATCCCCGTCCCGGACACGCTCATAATTTGTCAGCACGATCTGACTTGTGCTCTGCTCCACCTCTTCCATTGTCCGGCAGTATTCTGGTTTCTCATACCCCAGAACTTCCACCGCATCTCTGGTAAATTCCTGCTTTACTCCAAGTGGTAACACGATCAATGCACGTCCGTTGCTATGTTCCGCTGCCAGATGGCAAAATTCTATTTCCTGCACTGTTTTTCCAAGTCCAAAGGATTCAAACAGTGCCCGTCTTCCACCTCTTAATGCCCACATCACAGCATCTCGCTGGTGTGGCTTTAATGCTTTATTTACTTTTTCCGGCTCTATAACAAATCCACTGTCTGTCGCAAGCTCTATCTTTGTTTCTAAAAACTCTTTGTATGTCATTTTTCAAAAGGAACCCGATATATCGTTGCCCCGGCCGGAGGTTCGGCTCCTTTCTTGAAATATTTAATTTTGTGCCAAATAACACATAATTCCACATTCTGGCATAATCTCTGTATTCATGTCTCCCCTGTTCGGATCCAACTCATCCAGATATACCGGACCGTTTTTGTCTTTCAGCATGGAATGCCCGACTTCTCTTTCCAACTTCGCCCGGCTTTCAAAGACTTCCGGGAAATCCTTTCGAATGTGGTTCCAATAACCCATACCGCCTTTTACACAGCCGACACAGTTATTGTTCGCATATCCCAGCTCGTACATCTTTGGCCGGGCAAAATCAAAAGTCCGTTCAAACAACCCATGTACCTCTTCTTTACTTAATCCTTTGTCCATGAGTGGAAATTCATGTGCTGCCTGTAGATTGGCTTCTACTGTTCTCTCTGCTCGGTTTCTCTCCTTAAGATCAAAACCCCAAACATATGTCAGATCACAATCCTTGTGCTGTTCCTCCCACTCTTTTCTCACCCTCTTTTTCAACCAGTTCGTGCAAGGTGCGAATCCATTCGCCGGATTTCTGAAACCACCAAAGGTCCTTACACAATCTTCCACGCACCGATATTCTTTCGATTTCAATATCTGTATTTCTTTACCGATTGCATTCTCGCAATCCTTAATGAATCTGATACTGTCCTCATGTTGGTCTTGGATGTCTATGTAAATCCATTCATCTACATCCCCGGCAAGATACCCCGCCATAAAACTAGATATTCCTGCACTTATCCAACATACTTTTAATTTTTTCATGACAACCACTTAACAGATTGCTCTGTGTCCGTGGATAAGGAATTACGGCTCCCAATAGTGCCATACGGCACCGCTAATTAAATTCCTTTTGTTCTCGCCTTTCTTCACCTTTAGGCGGTCAACCTTGGTCTACCAAGGCTTCTGTCATTACTCCTTTCTCAAATCAAACATCATTTCTTCTTACCTCTTTTAGACTTAAACTTATAAACATCATTCTTCTGCCGGCTTATCGCACTGCGGTAACCATTTAATTTACTTGCTCTGCTTTTGCTCATCTGCTCCCCCTCTCTTCACAATCTCTCTCAATATCCCGTTTCGGGCAGCTCATCGGACTTGACTTGCAGCCACTATTGATTCTGACCCATATCTTGGTGCAGATATAAATGCTCGGCTTTTTGTACTGGTCCGTGACCAGATGTCGGTACTCGCACTCTGCGCACTTCGGTATATCAATCCTGTTATTCCTGCATCCCTGTGTAACCTTGCTGGACAATTTACGGCTGCGTACAAAATATGCGACCGTTGTAGGCTCAACATAGATCTGCTCCTCTTCTGCCATGTGGTCAGAAATGTCGGCGAAGGTACAGCCTGCATCCAGCAGCTCTTCTACCCTGTCACGGTAGCTATCAAGCATACATCCTCGCTTTCGTCCACTCATCTAACCACTTCCCTTCTAAGTAATCTTTTCTTCTAAGAATTTTGCTGCATCCTTAAAACCATGAGTTCTCAATTCTTTAATTACACGATCTATGTTTGCCATATGATACTGTGAATTGTTCTCATCATGTGAATCTGCACAAGCATTTATCACTGCTGTATTCAAATCCATTCCTAACCGCTCATTAAGATACACTGCGTAATCTGTAAGTGTTACATAATGTTCCCCGATATAATCAAGATCAGTTGCATCTTTAACGGCTTTATCAAAATGTGCTTTAAACTCTTTCATGCGTTTCTTTCCAAATCCGTATTCTTCATGAAGCACCAGTGCTGTGACTGTAAGCACGGTATTGTATAAATTCTCCGACAATGTATCCCAGAACTCTCGTATTTGTGATGCTGTAAACTTCATCGGTGCTTTTAAAACATTCCGAATTCGAATATCTTCTTTTAACCCTTCTACTCCCTTTTTTGATACGATATTGCTTGCATAAATCATTCCTTGCATACGCAATTCATAATCTTTATCCATTTTTGCCAATGTTCTTTCTTGTCCTCCTATCTACGTCGCTTATATGTGCCAGAATCAGTTGCTTTGCATATTCTGCAAATGACACATTTTTGTATTTCTTATAAAGTCTATCCGCTGACTGTATCAATTTTTCAAACCATTCCTCATTGTTATCAGCTTCATAATATTGCTGACGAAACTTATAATAATCTTGAAAAAACAGCCACTCGTCGGAACCCTTTTCAAGTCGTTTCTGCATTTCTACCAGTCCTCTCCAAAAGGTGTATCATTATTTCCGACTTCTTCGAAATCCGTACCTCGCTCGACGTTTTTTACAAACGACAGAAATTTTTCAAAAGATTCATGACGTTCTTCAAACTTCATGTACTCTCCATCAAACTTAAGCCCTTCTTTCATGCTTTCGCCCTGTCGCTGCTTTTCAACCTTAAGACACTTGTATTTTTTGTCCTCCGAAACATTCCACAAAAGAATAATGTTAGATGCGTCCTGCTCAATATCTCCGGATTCCCTCAACTCTGACATTGTAGGCTCTTTGGTTTCTTTCTGTTCAGAAACACGGTTTAACTGCGAAAGCACGATAACTGGAACTTTCAACTCTCGTGCCAATGCCTTAGAATCTTTTGAAATCTGACCAACCTCGCTTGCTCTGTTTCCGTAATATCTATCTGATTTGATCAACTGTAAATAATCAATTATGATAACATTAAACATTTGGTGACGGCTTTCTGCCTTAATTTCTCCGATTGACTTTGAGCCAGTGGAAATTATCACATCATATCTGGACATTTCTTCATTTGCTTTGTTAAATGCTTCTTCCTCACCACCAAGAAATGATTTTGCTCTGCGAACTCTTGTAAGGCTTAATTCTGCAAGCCTTGAAACAAAACGCTCATATACCTGTGATTCGTTCATTTCGAGGTTGAAATAGCCAATCCTATAACCCTTTGCAGCCATTTGACCAATCATCTGTGTTACGATTGCTGATTTACCAACACCTGGGCGAGCACCTATTACAGTCACATCTCCCGGTTCTAACCCACCAAGGCAGTCGTCTAATTTATAAAAGCCTGTTTTTATGAGATTTTTGCCTACATTTTCATTGAAATAATTTCCTTTGTACTCCTGTACAATTTTTTTTAACGATTTTGACCGAACATCATTTCCAGCCTGTAATTCTTCAAGCCTCGTCAAAACCTCCGCAATCGTTTCATCAATATCGCACGGCTTAAGGCTTACGTTCTGAAATAATTCCTTTGCAGTCCTTGCTTTGTAATCACGAATTACTGCATCTGCATAACTCTTAATCGCAACAGAGGATGGTGCTGACAATGCACATTCTTTTAACTCCTGTGCAATCATTTCTGTCGACCATTTGTGATTCTCTAACGCCTGCGATAGTGATATCAGATTGATATTTTCACCTCGGTCGTACATGGCAAGCATTTCAGCATATGTATCTTGACAGAACTCTGATACAAACATCTCCGGTCTAAGCACGTTGTACACCGTGTACAACGATTCGTTATCAATCAATATGCAGCCAATCACTCCTGTTTCTGCTTCCGTCAACTTCCATCACCTTCACTTCTCTTCTCATATTCTCGAATCCAGTAATCACAATCGTTGACAAGCCATTTTGCATATTTAGGTATGTACTGGTAATTTTCATCATCACGATGTTTTTCTCTGTAATCAGCAAGATACATTCTTGTTGCCCCTGCAATTAAAAGAGCAACTTCCTTTCGATTTTCATCAAGAACCTGTGCTAATTTGTCTAGCCATGTCTGCTTAGCCATAACAGCTTCCGATTTTTTGGGATAAATGTTAAACGTATCATCCCACGCCTTGTCTGCATTGAACATGGTGACAGGTTCTGTTCTATTCTCCTCTACTCTACTCTTATCTACTCTACTCTCGGTTACACAACGGTTACATTCTGGTATACCAATCTCCAAATCGCTTGATTTTAGCGAGTATGCACCATTTTTTTTAACCGCAAGCATATCTTTTTCATCCGTGTATGTAGTTTCATGGTATCTGTCTTTTCGGATATAATTATTTATTCTCCAATGTTTAATAACACATATGCCATCTGGGAACTCAATGATGAATCGCTTTGCCTTTAACAGGTCGTAATCATTCTGATTAGCCTTTATCATATCCATAATGCGTTTCGCATTGTTCAGAAACCCATCATCATCCGCTCTCATCGACAAATGAAAATACAGTGCTTGTGTGGACAGTGGCATATCAAGAAATGCATCACTATCTATTATTTTCATCGAAAACATCCTCTTTTCAGCCATCTTCATTTGCTCCTAACAATTCTAATACTTTTGCACCTGCATCCTCTGGTCTGCAAAACACAAATTCCACACCGTATTTCAATTGCATGGTCAACATGGCTTTTGCTAAGATTGTTCCAGATGTAGGCTCTGCCTTAGGCAATGGAACATTCAACCATTTACCATATTTGTGCATATACGCAATCTTGTTATATCTATGCAACCTCGGATTATGCCACTTAAACACGTCCTGCACGGTCTTGATGCCGTCCGTATTCTCTACTAAAACATACAGCTTAATGCCGTTGTTCTGCGCTAAAATACACTCATCTCGGAACCTTGGATGTGCTTTACCGCAAATGTTTCCTACGATCTCCTGCATATCCTTTTTCGTATCAACGGAAATATCATAACTTCCCAAGAAATCCATCTTTTTTACTTCCATCTTTCGCGCTGTTTTACGCTTAATCACATCCATTACCTTGTCCGTGGCAATCACATAGTCTCCAACTGGTAATGGTGCACGCAATACCTCTATGTCATGGCAGTTAAAGTATCGGTTTTTTAAAATGTGCAAACCCTCTTTCTGCCCCTTGTCCTCAATCAGCATCATTTATCGTAGTCACTTCCTCTCTCAAATGCCTTTCTAACGTTGTAGAATGGCTAAATTTGAAATTTTATAGTATTGGTCGATACTTTTTACCGACCATACTATTTTTTTGCTTACAAGCGGTTACACACGGCAACTGCCAAATCGTCTTTAATTAAATGGTAATTCTTCATCAATTCCAACCGGAATATTCATAAACCCATCATTTACGGGATAGTTAGATGTCTGCCCGGAATTTCCACCGCCATTGTTTTCGCTTGCCACCTTACTTTCAGCAAATTCACAGTTTTCAACAAAACAGTCATTGGTATACACCTTATTGCCGTCCTTGTTGGTATAACTGCCGGTCTGCCAGTTTCCAACTACGACAACCTTTGTTCCTTTGTGCAAGTATTTCTCTGCAAATTCTCCATTCTTCCCAAGTGCAAGGCAGTTAATAAAGTCTGCGCTAGGCTGTCCCTCCTGTTTAAATCTGCGGTCAACCGCAAGCGTATATCGTGCAATAGCCGTCTGCTTTTCTCCCTGCGAATATCTAATGTCTGGGTCTCTGGTTAATCGTCCCATTAAAATTACTTTATTCATTGCTAATCCTACTTTCTTTTTGTCTCTTCTCTCTTTATATCCACGCGGATAACATCTGCAACACGATAGACAGAAATTTTACCATCCATCAATTCAAGCTCCATTTTCGGCACTTCTGGATTATCAACAAGCGTTTTGTACGCTCTGTTAATCCATTCGAGATAATCTCTTTCCATAAAACTCTCCTTTCCTAGAACGGGCAAAGGTTCATATCAACTTCCAACCCTTTTTCCGCAACATAAACATCTGCTCCATATTTAACTGTCTCTTCTGTCTTTTGTTTGAATAGTGCGGGATCTCCGCTTTTATCTGATAAGTGAATTAGAACGACATTTCTCAATGCCGGGTTATCGTTAGTAGAAATAAATTTAAGTGCCGTATCAAGGCTCATATGACCTCGTAGGCGGTGTTCATAGTTTGGCTCGTCCCGGTCTACAAACTGCATATCGTAATTGCTCTCAACCATAAAATGATTGACATTTTTGAATCGGTATTTGATGTACTCGGTATCAGATGCATACACCAAACTACCCATTTCTGGATGCGTAATGTAAAATCCATAGCAAGGAACATCGTGTACTAATGGAAAAATTTTAATTCTGAATTTCCCCATAGAAACAAGATAATACTTCATTTTATCGGCATCATATTCGGGAATTTCTGCACCAAAGCAAGCCGAATTGATTCCTGCATTTTTATATTGCTCGAAATATTTATAATGGTCTCCATGCTCATGGCTGGAAATCATGCCGACTATCTTCATCACATTAAAATTCAGTGCTTTCTTGGCTTCCATAAAAGGCAATCCAGCTTCGATGATTAAGGCTTCGTTGTCATTCTCCAAGATGTAGCAGTTGCCGGATGAACCGGAACCTAAGACTTTAAGTTTCATCGCCACCACCGCCTTTCGATTCTGCTATATATTTCACTCGCAGATCATACACTGTTTGGCAAAGTACATTGCAAATCTCATTTGCAATATCTTCTTCCCCTGCCAAATGCCGGACATAGCTTTTACCACATATATAACAAGTCAACTTTCTGATAAGTTCCCACATTGCCCATGAAGTAATGCTGTCTATAACGGTTCTCATCAAGCCGTCCTGTCTCTTCCCATCAACCGTACGTTTTACAAACCAATATTCTCTTGGTTCTTTAAGGGTTGTGGAAACATCTTCTCTGATAACTTTTCCTTTAAGTGATTTCTGCACTTCCTCTAATATTTCAGCTTTTAAATCTTCCTTTTCTTCAACTGTCAAAGAACTCACTCCTTACATCAACAATCTGTCTCGTCTGCCCCAACAATGCCCGATTATGTTTTGCCCTCTGCTCATTGTCACAGATAAACTGCTTGCAGATTTCCGGTCGCACCGGATAGATTCTGCATTTCTCACAACTCTTATCTGTATCAAGAAAAGGACAGGTCATGTCATACGGTCGATTCGCCGTAGGAAGCAGGTGTTTGCACTCTTTGATACGATTCTTATGAATATATCTGTGAATGGCATCTACTTCCTTTCTGCTCATCGGTAAGAGGTTGGAACAGCAGTTACCGCATTGGCTGCACTTCCCATCTTTGCAAAAATTGTAAATATTATCTTCCATGCCTTTCTGCACGGATTCTAAAACCGACATAACTTCCATAGGCTACTCCAATTCTTCCTCTGCCGGAAACTGAAAGACACCGCCAATAACGGCTTTAGTCATTTTATCGTTCGGAATATAAATAGCTTTTTCTTTGTCGAACATCGCCATATTACGGCATGCATACGCATATTGCAGGTCTTCCATCGCTTTCTTGGCTTTTTCTTCCGAATTGTATTCAGCCATTTTAGTTCCTGCCGTCGTAGAGCTGTTATGGCAATAAATCGCCGCATTCTCAACATCTTTGTATTTCCCAACCGCCATAGAAAAAGAACTGATCTCATAAGGCACATCAATTGTGCCGTCCTGTGATATAACTCTCATATTGTATTCCTTTCCTTGTGTTTTGCTTTTCTTCCCATATTCTTAATAATTCGGGAAACATATGACTGTGACAATTTCATCTCTTTAGAGATTTCGCATTGCGTCTTATTTTCTACAAAGAACATTATGAAAATATGCTTTTCTCTCAAATTCAGCGTTCCAAAAATCTGTTGAACAAGCATAGAATTTACCACATCTTTCTCGTAATCCCTAGCGTCTGCTATCAGCTCGGCATATGGAACACTTTCGCCATTTCCTATGTCTACATTATCATCCAGAGAAATCGCTGCTTTTACCGACTTTTTTCTCTTTCTGAATGACATAAGCAATTCATTTCGCACAATAGGAAAAGCATAGGTTGAAAATTTATACCCTTTGGAAGAATCAAATGTATTAATAGCCTTTAGCAATCCAACAATTCCGGTTTGAAACATATCTTCATCATCCACTGGAATACTTAAATTTTGCATGACAGAGAAAACAATCCCATAGTTGGCAAGAATCATTTGCTCCTTTGCATACTCCGAATGATATGTATTCCATAATTGCAATGCTCCCTGCTTACTCAATTCAGGCTTTGGAAGATTCATGCGTCCACCTCTAATCCTTCATGAAATCCGGCAAATTCTCGTCATTTTCTGCCGGTCCAACAACTTCTGCTTCGACTGCTGCACTCTCAACTTCCTTTGCTTCTGCATCTGCAACAATGAAGTCCTCTGAATTGGCATTTTCGGCAATATCTCTCTTAACCTGCTCCTGTAAATTTTCCATTGGATATTCCTTGAAATCGTTGTCCTGCATTTCCTCTCTCGTATACAGCCCCATTGTCAACTCCGGGCAATTCAGACTGGAGAAGAAAGAAGCGGCACGATAGCGAAGCATTAACTGCGGCATGGTTTTCCATTTACTGCCGTTCTTGCCAAGCCAACCCTCGTCTTTTGCCATATCCATGTTTACTTCCATGCCCTCAACCCTACGACCATTTTTCATAGTCCAAGCGGTGCAAGAGAATGGCTTTCCGTTCTTATCCTTTGTTTCGTCAAACTGTAATTCCATGTCAAATTTGCCGGAATTATTGATTGCAGCGATCAGAAATTTACTGCTCCAACTCGGTCTGCCCTGAATAACATACAAATTCTGCATAACCATCAGCGGACTAACCTTTAATCTCTGCGCCTGCTCAATTGCGATCAGACAGTTCGCATCGTTCTTCTGGAACGTTGATGGAACGATTGTTGAGCTTGATAATGCCTTTGCCATCTGCATTGCCATGATGAAATTGTCGGATGTTCCAAAAATTCCAAGGCTGTAATCTGTTACCTTGTTGTTGCTGTGTGCAACCTCTTTCTTTTCCTCTGCTACTGCTACTTCCTGCTTCTTTTCTTCTGCCATAATTACTTTTCCTCTCTTTCCTAAATCTCATTAAATACTTGTACTGCGAACAACTCATTTGCAGTTCTTTTATAAACGTCCCCATCTACTTTCACGATGTAATCTGTCCCCTCTTTCACAAGTTCAACCTTGCAAATTCCTCTTCCTGTACGAACTGTCTTTCTCTGTAAGATCATTTACTTTTCCTCTCTTTCTTCATATTTCTTCACAACCGCCACCTTATCAGCACCGTAGGTATCCACCCACTTCATATCCACGGTTTCATCCGTGACCGTCAGCTTTGCACCTTTGGCATTTACGACTGTATCTCCGGCTTTTACGGAATCCTCGGTCTTAAAGGTGTAACTGCGTGTGCTGTTTGTATATTTTGCTTTTATGTAGTTCATTCTGATCCCTCACTTCCTAAAACAATTTATTTATCAATTCCATTGCATACGTTGTGTCAACCTTGGAATCACCTGTTTCTTCCATGTGCTCCTGTAATGCTTCAACCATCATCTGAAAGTAAGTCGTATCAACACCAGTCAACTGTTCTTCTAATACTTTTACATCTTTCAAATCAAGTTCGTTCAACTGCATACACATTTTCACATACTGACCAGCGTTGATATGGTAACCACGTTCGATGTACTTTCTCGTGCGGATAATAGAGCAAAGTGGATATTTAGAGCCTACATAATATAATTCCTTGTTTATAATGCACTCTAATGCTTTTTGAGGAAGAAATACTTCGTTATTCCATGAACTCCAAGCGCAAGTGCAGTGAACAAAATCATAATTCTTGTGAATTTCCTCTACTTCTCCGTAGAATCTCGTAACAACCTGTATTTTGTTAGAAAGACTGATTGCATTACTGGTAATAAAACGTGGTCTGTATTTTTCTTTGGAATCTGAATCAGTTTCGTCTGCTTCGCGTTCTGTTCCAACTGCTTCATCTTCCTCGGCTGTAGATTCAAAATTATAGGCGATAGAGTCCCCACCCATTTCATTCTCATCTGCAATTCCTTTGGAACGAACAAAGCATTTTACTGATCCATTATCACTACCGGTTGCCTTTTCCAATTCTTCTCCCCACATAAGAGCAACTGGCTTATCTTCATGTGTAGCATTCCACTTATCCACATAGTATTTTGCAACAGTAATACACGCATCTTTTGTTCTGAAATATACATCATAGTCATGCACAGACTCACCAGTTAAAAGAGAAACCAATGCGCCACCAGTAATAATGGTATTTTCTTTCACAGCAGCCTTTACGTTCTCATCTTCAATACTCCCAATCCAATCACGGAGTTTGTTGCCTAAATGTCTCTTAATGTTCTTGCTATTCATTCTACACACCCTCCACTTTCAACTGCTTGTCCTCTGATACCGTCAGAAGAATTAACTGCGCGTCCATATCCGGCACATTGAACTTATTCAGCGATTCTGCATTGTCTACGAAAATCGGGCAACTAACACCGTACATTTCGCTAAGAGAACGGATAATATCCAGTCCGGCTACGATTCTGTGACCGCTGTTTAAGTCTGAATAATCTACACCGTTTACAGTACACTCACAGCAATCTTTCATTCCCCCATTCAACTGCATTTCAAACAGCTTAAAGTTTACTGTCTTGAAATGGCTGTTGATGGAATCTGAAATCTTATCCAATTTGAAACGGATAAATTCTTCCAGTAGGTAAAGCATCTGTTCCTGGTCTGCGACTTTCTGACCGATTTCTTTCTGCTCTGCCTGCAACTCCGCAATTCGTTCGTCAATCTCAACATTCATAGATGATTTGGCAATAATGGCGTTGACCTCATTAAGCTGTGACTGCAAATCTGATTTCTCGGCTTTCAGTTCATCAACAACACTGTCTGCACCCTCTGATTCCAACTTTTCGATTTTTGCAAGGACTTCATCATGTTCAGCTTTCAGCTTCACATATTCCTCATTCTGCGAATAATCAGCTTCTTCCGGCAACTGCGACAACTGCTTGGAAAGTTCCTCTTTCTGCGCAAGTGTTTCCTGCTCCTGCTTCTTTAAAGATTCAATAGACTGCTGCAACTCTGCATTTTTTTCAGTCAACTCGGTAATCAGATTTTTCTTTTCGGTTCCAAGTGTAATCAGCCGGTTCAGTTCTACCTTTTTATCTGTTTCAAACTTGAATTTATCAGCTTTCAGCTTTTCTTCCGCATCTGCTTTAGACTTAGCCTTTCTTGCTTCAAAATCTGCCTTAATCTGCTCAATTTTATCGTCCGGCAACTTCTGACCGCATAAAGAGCAAACAGTCGTAGAATCGTCAAATACCCACTTGGATTCATCGAACTGGTAAGGTGCTTCATCAAACGCTTTGGCTTTCTCAGCATTATATTTCACACCCAAATTCTTACGTTCAGCATCGGCATCAGAAATAGCCTTTTCGTTATCCATGATCTGATTCTCTGCGCTCTGAATCTTCTGGTGTAAATCATCAATTTTTTCGTCAGCGTCAAAGATGTCGTCATCAAGTTTTCTGCGTTTTGCAGACAACTCTCCGCTCATGGTCTGCGTGATTCCTGACATATCGAACTGCAACTGCATTTCTCTGCTTCGCAAGTCTCCAATGGCACTTCCGGAATTTGCAATCTTACCGTCTATCTCCGCAATCTTTCTTGTCAAATCAGTCTTGGCAAGTTCCTGCTCTGCCACATCAATATCAACCTTAGATTTCTCTGCTTCATCAATACGGACCGGAATTTCAGCCCGCTTCTTTTTCCACTCTGTAAGTGCCTTGGAAAACTTAGAGCGAATATCATCTGTAGACGGTGCTTTCTCTAATTCATCAAGCAACGGTGCATACTTGGCATCTGTCTTTGCCAACTCCACATCCGAAAAATCAGCAATAAGTTTCATAAGAATATCTCTCTGCTCTTTCCACTTCAAAGAAGAAAAATACTGTGGATTGGTCAGCATTTTAAACATATCCTCACTCTGCGCTAAGCCGGAAACATAGGCTTTGAAATCAGATTCACTCTTTGGATATCCGTCAATCTCAAATGAATTAACATTACCCTGTAACGTGACTGTATCGGTTCTACGCTTCTTAACCCAGTTCTGCTTCTGAACTTTGGAAAGCTCTACTTCCTTACCATCCACATCCAAAACAGCCACGACCTTAATCTCTACGTTATCAACGCGGTTTCCATCCTTATCCAACGGTCTGACATTGAACTTTTCCTCTCCGGCACTATTCTTGTTAAACAACAGCCATGTGAACGCATCAAAGATGGTTGTCTTTCCTGCCGCGTTCTGCCCTTTAATTTTTGTTTTTTCTGAAAAATTTACATCAAGGCTTTTAATTCCTTTGAAGTTTTCAATATGTAACGATTTTAAAATCATTTTCATTTTTCTCCACCCACTTCCTTTTCCTTATATTCTCTCTTGAAACTGTCAATGCAATGGTTGATATATCCACATCCTAAAATGTTGTTTACCGCATCTGCATCATAAAAAGTTGTTGCAGTTCCTGATTGAAAAATATCTGTTTTTTCAGTTCCAATAACATAATCGATAAGAAGATTGACTTTTGTTTTACATTCGACTAACTCCTCGTATTCATCTCTTGGAACACTCACATAATCCTTATTCTTCGCCATCTTCCAACACCTCGATTCTGCTTACAGATACCTCATAAACCGTTCTCTCTTCCTCTGAACCGTCTGGATATCGTTTCAAGTAGTTCCGGCTTTGAATTCGTCCATCAAATCTCACATGAGAACCAACCGGAATTTCGGATGCAAATTTTGCATTTCTTCCCCATGCAACGCATGGAATATAATCGGATTTTCCAGTATGTCTATAAACCGCAATGAATAGGTCTGAAATTTCCCTACCGTATGGAGTTTTTCTATAAGTCGGTTTTTTACACAAATATCCATTAAGGATAATCATGTTTGTATCTCCGCCATCTAATTCATCAAAGATTTCGATTTCATGCACAAAAACATATAAAGCTAATTTTCCATCTTCTGTATTACGAGAACGAAACTCTCCATTGATGAATACTGTCTTTCCCTCATATGTCTTGTTTTGTTCGATAACCCTATCGGATATTAAAACTGGAATTCTGTCTTCTGTACCGCTCAATCGAACTGTAGAAATCTCTGATTCACAAAATGATTCTCCCAAAAGCTCGTGGCTAAATGTAAATTCTTTTGTAATCTTTCCCATCAGCTCAACCCTATTATTTTTTAATTGTTCTATGTTCATAATTGATTTTCTCCTGTCCTTTCGGTATAATATAAATGCTATTGGGCATGGTAGGGCACTGCTCTCTATGCCTTTATCCTTTTGCGTCTACAATTTGAATATAGACATAATCACCATATTCAGCTATCCATTCGTTAACTCTGTTTTCATTCTCCCGGTATACATCTATGCTATATCCGAGTTGAATTGTCCCTTTGTCCGATTCCGGCACACTAATTCCATAGCCAGTATCTGTAAATTGAAAGTATCCAATCAAATCTCCTACTTCGCCATCATCTCCAACCGCATACATAATGATCGTTTTGCCAAGCCATTCTTCTTTTCCTGCGACTGATAATCCCTCCACCGGATATTGACCATTCGCACACGGTTGTCCTGTCCATGTATAACAGGTTGCCCGAATCATTGTTGGTTCTCCATACGGATCAATGCTATGTACATCTGCTTTTGCAGAATTTCCACACAATACCGAGAACAGAAGCATTAACAGCATAGTTGCTATAAGTTTCTTCTTTCCTATCTTCACTCTTTCCCTCCGTTTCTCATGAACCCCATTACTTTGATCTCCTCTGGTGGTTCCGCAATCATTCCTGTAATTCTTCCGTCATTCAGCTCAATAGCTAATCCGGCTTTTTTGAGACATTTAATCATTGTGATGTCTGCATCATTCAAATCTGAACTGTTCATTTGCTTATCCCTCCTTCCGCTTAACAACCAAAGTCATATGTTCCATCCGCAATTTCCTCATAATAGAAAGCAATGAAATCTGTCAGCAGGGCAATAAACTCTGAATTTGTCGGCTTGCCCTTTTCCGCTGAAACTGTATATCCAAAGATTTTATTTATTATCCCTAAATTGCCATTTTTCCAAGCAATTTCGATTGCATGCCGGATGGCTCTCTCTACCCTCGTCCATGTGTCATTGTTTTCCAACGCAATCTCAACATAAAGAGTTTTTGTGATACGATCGAGCTTGCTTCTATCATCAAGCCCTTTTTCGATTGCACTTATCATGTATCTATGACCTTTAAGGCTATGTTTCACACCTATCTGATCTAAAGTCTTTCTTATTGCTATACCCTTTTGTCTGTCCATAATTTTCTCCTTCATTTTTATATAGTGGAAAACAGTTTTTTAATTTGGGGTTTCAATCTCTTGATTTCAAACTTTTCCTCTGTTTTATCATCGATTATGTATTTACCCTCCTGATGCATTGTGCGAGGCTTAACTCCCTGTTCTTCCGTAAATTCAAGCAAAATATCTCTTCCGCCATGTAAGATGTGCATCTGATTGACTACTTCCATCCAACAGAGCATAAATTTAATAATGTCCCAATTTTGATATTCCATAAGAAAATCTATCGCCTTATCTCCAATCACTTTATCGATTCCGAACTTTCTAATGTAATCCATAGTGTACAAATAATCTTTGCACTGGTATTTTTCTCCATCAAATGTCTTTTCAATAGGGAACATATTCATAAACTCTCTCGGTGTCAATAATCCGATCATATCGTCAATCGCACTGATAATCCGAAACTCATTAACGATAAATTCCGGCTCTGCACTTTTAAACACATCAAAAGCTGTTGTAGATTTCAATTTTATTAGCAAAAACAGATCTTTTTTAAATTCATCCGGATAGGTTTCTTTCATTTCATGCATGCTCATATCGCTTTGAGAGTTTATTATTTCATCATATTTTCTTAAAAACGCTCTTTCGTAGTTAACGTGCCTTGGCTTAAAATCAATCAGCTTTTTCCCGTCCATAACATAAAAATCATACACTTCTTTCGTCTCCTCTCATATTTATCAATCCTTTCCTACTCCGTATCTGATTGCCATTTCTTTTACGATGGCTGTATATCCCTCGATCAGTTTTTTGTCCTCTGCGATAATATCCACATAGGATAATTTATCTCTAGTCGATTTACAGATACCCTCGTCAGCCATTCTTCTACGCTTGTTTGTCAACCGCTGTTTCAGATTCACACCCATGCGTTTTGACAGCAGTTCATAGCTTTCGGCTCTCACTTGGCTGTATGCCTGTCCACCGCCAAGCTCCATGCTGATCTTGCGCAGGATGTTTCCAGTATCATCACGCCATGATGTTGTATCAAGCGCAACAACTTCCCGGATGCTCTCAACTCTCTGCTCCACATGGTTTATCTGCTCCGCCTGCCGCTTCTGTTCTAATTCCATTTTTGCTTGTTCATCAGCAATGGCATAAAACATCTGCATTTGCGGTGAGAGCTGTGAGCGGTTGATTGCCATTTCTTTTGCCTTGTCCTCTACGGTAATAAAATACTGTCGAGCAATCTTCCCTTTTGAAGAATGGGATTCCATAGACAAGTGTTTTGCAAAGTCCGTTGTAAGCCGGTAATCCTTGCAATTATTACCGTTCGACATGATGTCGAACCCCCACCAATCTTTGTTTTCCTCATAGAACTCATTGGATTCGATATTTGTTTTCGCCCATCTTGAAAACTGTCCTTGCGCTAGTTCCAAGAAATCATACAACGCTCTTGCTGTGGTCATTCCGTTTTCATCAACACCAAGCGCGATCTCAATTGGTGTTTGCATTTTGGTTGTTTCTAATTCGTTCATAAAATCTCCTTTCTGTGTTATAATCTATTAATCAATAATTGCTGGAGGTGGTAATTTGAAATACTTTCTTATTTGTGACTTCTCAACAATATCCTGCGATCGTTCAAAAGTAGCCAAGATTTTATCTGGAAATGAAATACTCTTTGAAAACCGCAATAATTTTTGCTGGGAGCTTGAAGTTCCTACTTCATTTGGAAATCCGTTTTGTGCTTCAAATTCAGAATCTATTCACGATCTTTTTCTGAACTATCTGAATAAGAACAGTTTTCTTCTGGTGGTAAAAGCAGATGAATATTATCCCAACGAAGATTAGGAAAATTCTTTCTGACCTCTCTGTCTACTTTTTCCGGATTCATCCAGTCCCGTAGGCAGAGAAACTGTTCCATTCCATCAAAAGTTTTAACCTCAACAATTCGGGCAAGTTTTTCCAGCCTTTGTTCCATTCCCTTAAAATATGAAGTTGGAGCAACAATTAGGTCGTTAGGCGTTCTTATTTCTTGCAATCTCCTCTCCTTTCCTACTCCAAGAAATACTCAATAGTAACTCCGAAGTAATCTGCAATCTTTTTCAGCTTGTCTACTTTCGGTTTGCTCCTTCCAGATTTCCAATCAGAAAAAACTGTTGGGGCAAGACCAATATCTTTCGCAACTCGATATGTAGTAATTCCTCTTGCTTTTACAAGTTGCTCAAACTTCTGGTACATCAAACTCCTCCTTTCTTGAAATTGGTTAGGATATTCTGTATAATTGTCTTAGCCTTATCAAAGGTAGAAAGTAGGTGTTGCCGCTTGAAAGCAATATTGAAACTGCCCTGTTCCTACATAATCACAATGCGTAAGGCTGTACTCTAAGCGGAACAAAAACCGCTAAAGTGAGTGGTGCACCATAGAGGTCTTTTGTTGCTTTAGGACAGGTGTCATAACTTCTGCAAGTTGTGTAGAGAAACACATAATAATTCACCGATCAGAAACAATGTCCAAGCACAGAGAAGTGCAGTCCTAACGGAGAATAACCGCGGCTTTGGGTTATGACAAACTTCGGTGCGTGTAGGTAAACAAATTTTGAAGGATGGCTTTGTGCGAACATACGAAAGTGTGTTAAAGTAACCGCGCAAAGTCTTTTCTTTACAAAATACCCTAACTTTCTATTGAAATCATTAAGGAAATCCGTTATAATTCTCTTTGGCGAAAAGAACTAATCAGAGAAATATTAAAGAACCGTTTCCTCTTATTAAGGTTTTCCTTAATTTAAGGTTAGTTTATTATACTTTTCTTTAATTGTCAAGTGGATTTTTACGGTTTTCTTTAATATTGTTTAAGAGGTAAAATAATGTATGAAATTTATCAAAAACTACTTGATGAAAAAGGATTGAAAAATGCCGATATTTCAAGAGCAACTGGCATAGCAAATATGACTTTATCAGATTGGAAAAATGGGAAAAGTACGCCTAAACAAGATAAATTAATGAAAATTGCTGATTATTTTGGCGTTAGCTTAAATTATCTTATGACTGGTTCTGATAGTAAATATTCAGATGCCGATGCTTTACTGGATGTTCGTATTTCAGAAGATGCAGAACTAAAAGAAGCCATCAAGAAATACTACTCTCTTGATGACTGTAAGAAAAAACATATACTTGAATTAATTAATTTACTTAGCGAGGAATAAACAATGATTACAAATGAAAACGACTTTTTAGGTCTTCTTATTTCATGTGCCGATGAAAATCACAATTGCGATGTATTTGAAGTGATAAGCGAATCTGGAATGTCAGATATTGATTGTCTTCCTTTTATGAAATCTCTTCAAGAAAAAGGATTAACAGAGACATTAGATATGGAAACAATTCACATATATCCAAAAGCTTACGACATTTATGTACCCAAAGCAGCAGAATTGCAGGAATCAATTGTTAAGGCATCCAAATTCACGATAAAATCTCTCTTTAATATCATCGTTGGAATTATCGTTGCTGTGATTTCCGGATTTATTATCTATCATTTCGGCTGGCAGTAACCCCAATACTTTCAAAACAAGAATTATTGCGTGAACAGGCACATCATCAAATGTACCTGTTTTTATCATTGTGTTTATGCACATTAAATCAAATAATTGTTTTTCAGATAATCTTATGCCAATATTTGAATATCCAGAAATACTTGTATCTATACTTTTTTCTTTGTCAGACATTTAAACACCTCACATACTTTTTGCTATTTTTTTCGAAACAAATATATAAAAATATCGCAGTATCCTATTGTCATCTATATCGTCGAATAATTTTCGTAATTCTTCTCGATATTCCTCATTTGTCATTTCAATATCTTTTGTACTTTCATGCATAATATAATTTTTCGCTCCTTTCTCTCCCACAAAAGTTATAATCATATTACCACAATTGCAGGAGAATAGAAGAGTTTTTGTAAATATTTCCACAAACGTGGAAATTATTTATATGGGGAGTCAAATAAATCTGTAATTTTCACATCAAGGGCCTTTGCTATATCCTCCATCTGCGTCATCCTTGGCGATCGTTTCCCCGTCTCATAATTATGTAATGCGCCATGACTAATACCTGTTTTTTGTTCCAATTGCTCTAATCCCCAGTTCTTTTTTGTCCTTTGTTCCCAAATCCTCATTTTCATATACTTATATTTTATATCCCTAATGAAAAAAATCTACTGGTAATATCTGGAAGTATTGCAATATCCTCATATTTGTGCGATAATTCAACTGTTATATATGGGGAGTGCGAGTTTTGAAATCTTATAAGTGCTCTTCCCCATAAAATTATATTTTAATTCAAAGAAAGGATAATTATTATGGAGAACGAAAAGAAAAAAAGCAAAAAGAAATGGATTATCATAGCCATCATTATCGTACTGGCTATCATAGGAATCGTTTCATGCGGTGGAGATGATGAATCAGGTACCGTTTCAAACAACGAATCTAGCAAAGATTCATCTAACAAGAAATCCGATAATACGGATAAACTCAAGGATTCCGATTTTGAAGTTACTGAATATCGTTACGGCGAAGGAAATGATAACACATATATATTGAAAGTCCAAAACAACTCTAAAAAGACCGTAGATATAGAAGCAGAAGTAACTGCATTGGATGAAAATGGCGAAGCCTTATCTGTCGCAAGTGATGACATTTATACATTGGAACCAGGAAAAGCATCTGTAATGGAATTCTATTTTAATGACGGAACTCCTGCCAAATTTGAATACAACATTGATTATTCAAAATCATCACATGAATCAAAAGTATCTAATTTGGATATTTCAGAAACACAAAATAACAAAAATGTTGTTATAAAATGTACTAACACATCAAATGAGTCCGTTTCATACCCAGAGGTCGCAATTTTATTTTTTAAAGGCGATACACTTGTACAATACGATATGAGCTTCTTCCTTCCTGATACTGATGATGAATTGAAACCTGGAAAATCAAAGTCCGTTGAGCTTGAATGTGACGAGGATTTTGACAGATATGAAACTTTCTATACCGCATGGTAAATATAAAACCTTTATGACTTACATTTAAAGGACCGCGTTTTGCGGTCCTTTCTGTTATTTAATACCCAAGGCTCGCCCATGTTTTCGGTCCACAGACTCCATCCACTTTTAATCCTTTATAAGACTGCCATCTCCTTAAGATTTTCTCGGTGATTGCTCCAAAATCTCCGTCTGCTGCTAAGTATTTTTTCTTACCGTTAATCTCACAGGACTTAAACTTCTGGGCAAGCAATGCCTGCTGCAACTTTCTGACTGTGTCCCCTTTGCTGCCTCTTCGGATCGTCGGCAGCTCTGTATTTTCTCTTGCTGCCTGTACCGGCTGGGCAGTAGCACATGGAGTCTTGTACAATCTCTGCTCCTCTTCTCTACGTCTTACCAGTCCGTTCAATTTCTTTCCATTTGCTTTATTATAGAGAACAATTTTCTCTCCGATCTGATCTACACTTCTGTCCTTACAAAGTGTCTTTAAGTTACCTGATCCGCAGTTGTATGTAAAGGATACCAGTGCATCAAACTGGTTCTGATTGAATCCTTTTTCAATCGCATTGACCGCTTTCTCGGCACCTGCCACATCTTCACGCAGATAGGCTTCTGCCTGTGCCTGTGTAATCTTCTGTCCTTTTTTCACGCCTTTCGTGTGACCATACCCGATCGTCAACTTTCCTGCCGGGCAAACATATGCCGTTAATCGGCATCCCTCATACTTTTTAATAATTGCTAATCCTTTTTCTGATACTTTCATTTACTGTTCCTCCTTGTCTCTTAACTGGATCAATACCTCTTTTAGCTTTTCCGGAATCGGAATAAACTCTGCTGCATTCTCTAACAGGCTGATGGCTTCGTTACACACATAGAATGTGATCACGATCTCCCTAAGTGCCACTGCGTGGTTCAAAAACTTCTGGATCTCAAATGCTACCGCAATGATGATAAACATCAGGATCTTTTTCAAAAGTCCTTTGTAACCCACCTCTGAACTAAGCTGTTTTAAATAAACTGCTTTAATAAGTCCGGTCACATAGTCAGCCACGGCTAAAAACACAATGGTCTTTAACAGCACGTCCCAACCCCCAAGGAAATATGCCAGCAGTCCTCCTAAGACTCCGCCGCATACGCTGATACCGTTAAATAATTTTGCCATTTTAACACTTCCTTTCTTCTTTTTATGCAAAAACGCCCTGTATCTTCTGATACAAGGCGCTTAGGCTCTAATCTGTGATTGCTGCTCTTAATTCTTCTTTCTCTGCATCCGTCAGCTTCGGATAACCTGTCAAGATATCCTCAAGCTCTTCTCCTTCTGCCATTCTTCTCCGGATGACACGGAGCATGATGTTTTTTGCTGCGTTACTCATTATGCTTCACCCCCTAATAACTCTGCTATTACCTCGTCCTGTTCTGCCTGTGTCTGTTCAAGGCTTTCTAAACGAATTTCTGTGTCTGATTTAATGTGCATAGTTACCATAGTGCTGCCGTCCTCATAGACGGTGGCAGATACAAAAGACAGATTCTTGTATGTACCGTAAATTTCCTTATCCTCGCCTGCCACGGTAAGCTCCGTGACCGGTCGAAAGGTTTTCTCCATGTCTGCTACTGCCTGTCCTTCCATCGAAAATGTGATGCTGTCAACTCCTGTGACTACTGCTTTGCAGGCGTACTCTACGCCATTCGCTGTGATATATTCCATAGTTATTCCTCCTTCATCTTTGCTTACTGTTTCGATAGGTACTGAAAATGAATATATATATATTCACCTTCAGCTATATTAGTGGATGTTCCGCTCATATTTTTTGTATAACCTATGGTCAGTGCTGTTTCTGTTGTAAATCGACACTGACCATAATGAACGTTATTCAAAAATACATATTGAATAAACGTACAGTTTGGATGAACTTTGAAATCGTCATCATTAATAGCACAAACGGTTGCATAACCAGACGCTGTAGCTAATTCTTGTACTGCTTGACCTTGTATGTAGCAGTCGATAAGTCTTCCTACTTTTCTGAAATATGCAGTTAATCCATTTGCCTCATATGAAAATGACTTGTACTTAATGGCACTTATTTGATTTGCCAAAGTCCCCTCTATGGACGCATTCTTCTCCGTTGTCGGCAATGCCAATCCGGTACTGTCTGTGACTGCGGATGAATCACTTAATTTAACATGACCTGTTGCACTTATTGATGCTTTTACATTAATGTGGCTTATTAGTTCACTCACAGCCTTTGCAATTTTTCCAAGGAATGTATTTCTGGATTCACCACTTTCAAGTTCCGTTAGATTCTCCTGTGATGTAAAATTCGTCCTGAAAACCATTTTAGCATCTGAATCTACACCAATATCGTCACTGGCTTTTACTACTCCTTCGGTGCCTTCTGTCGCTGCTGGGACAGATGTGCCACCTCTTGCAAGCAATATCCAATACTCACTGCCTTCTTCCGGTGCATTACTGGTTGTTGTCTTAAGTGCAGCATAGGCGTTTCCGTTATATACAACAGTATCAAGGTATTCATATGTAGCAGTACTATAGTAATCCCCTTTTGGTGTAAAGGCTATTTTTCCTGCATCATTCATTTAGATTGCCACCTCCCATAATAAATGCCCAGTCTGCTGACTCACCGAAAAATCCAATCTTCCACCCTGATACATTAGATGTCCGGTTGTTACATCCACAGCAAATTGTGGAACATTCTGTGTTATAGTTTCATTTATACGGCTTACAACCTCATCACTAGCCGATTCCGCCTGCTCTGCATATGATTGTGCTGTTTGGCTACTTGCCTGTGACCTCTCACTGTAGTATTTACTGTTATCTGTATTCTCGCCTGTCCTTGAATTGGTTTCACCAACCGCATAGCTTTTAGATTCTAACGCACTTGCCAGTGCACTGTTTTTAGATGTCAATGCGCTGTTCACATATTCCAACATCTGCGGCAGATAAGTATTTTCACAATCATTTTTTATCTGTATCACAATGTTGGTATTTGCAGAAGTCTGTTCTGCTAAAGTTTCGATTTGGTCAAGAATCGTGTTGAATTCTTCTTTGTATTCATCTCGAATATCTTTGGTTGCATCTCTGATCTGTTCTTTAAAATCTTCATATGTCCCCATATGTTTTACAACACCAGCTCTAAAACACATCCATACCATTTGCTTGCTCGTATCACTGTCGATAGATACCGCCCATTCTCCCGGCAACATCTTTGTTGGGTCGAAATCATCCTTTGACCCTTTTCTCATCTGAATCGCCATCTCTCACCCTCCTTTACTACATTAGTGTATAGTCAAATCTAAAATGAACATCTGTACCATCGGTATTTTCGTATTTTTCACCGCAATTTCTCATAAGCAACACTCCTTCTTTATTTAGCCTTATATAAATGACCCTTGTCCCAATCACGGCAATTGTTTGCACGCTGTCGTGTTTCGGCAAATAGCCGCTTGGTATTGGCATTGTTTCCATAGCGGAATTAGCAAGGTCGTATTCTATTTTTTGTCCTGCTTCTAAAGATTTTAGATTTATCTTACCTGTAATTTCTATAAACGCGCCAGATGCTCTTACCGTTCCACTTACAACATAATTTCTTACATCTACTACGGTGTATCCTGCTTCTGTGGTATATGTCCCCTTTGTTGTAGCAAAATCTGTACTTACCTGATTTAATTTTCCGATTTCCGCATATCTTAATTTTGTTAGTAATGGAAAATACAACGGTGTTTCCTGTTGTGATGTTTCTAAAAAAATCTTTCCATCCGGTGTCAAAAATTGGTACTGCTGATTTTCTTTCGTATATTTATATTGAATAACTGATCTGTCTACACCCTGTGTTGTATTTCTAAGATAGATTTTATCCATGCCAACCAATTTTCCGGTGACTTCTATGTTTCCATTCTGTGCCACTTTTAAATTCTGGGTGTTAATAATGATTCCGCTCTTACTAACTTTGAAAATCACATTATTACTTGCATCGCATACCGTTATCGTGCCATCCTGATTTCTGTATGCTCCGCCAATCAACATACTTCCTGCATTAATCCAGTCAGCATTAATTCCGATAGCATTTAATACACTCACTACCGCATTCCCCTGTGAATCAATTCCGGCATTCCACGTCTGTCCACCATCTGTAGATACTGCAAATGCATCTGCTGTCATTTTCCAAATGGTAGAACTTTTCGCTCGCTCCGGCTTGTTATGCATATAATAAATAATACTGCCATCCTCTAACACTTCCTCTGATTTGAATACACCAAAAGATTGTGTCATAAGATTTGTTAATTGCCGGACAGCCAGATCATATGCACTTAATTGCCTTTGTGTCTGTTTTCGTGCTTTAACAACTGCCTTGGTCATTTCCGAAAATCTTGTTTGACTGTTCTTGAGTGGCGTTTCTGCATCGCATACAATCTTTTCCGTACCTCCAAGATGGAACTCTCTCGTTGATATAAACGTTTGGTAACTGTTCTGTTTTCGGTCTGTAACATATGCAATATCCCCGGCTTCAATAGCTGGATTTGTAAGACATTCTACCTCAAGTGGTCTGAATCTCATGCCACCTATTCGGCTATAAAGATAATTTGCTACAGTCTGTGCTGCTCCTTTTTGAATAAGTGCATTTCCGGAAACTTCTACTACATACCCCTCGTTTCCAACCAGCCTTGTTGCCGGTTTATCGGTTTCTGTTTCCTCAAACTCTTCTGTAACCCTAATTCCTGTGATTACTGCGTCATCGGTAGACATCGTAAATGTCTTTGTTGAAAAAATATGATGGTATGCTTTCTGATCAACAAATGTTCCTCCATCCATTGATGCACCAGATGAGTAATCTTTAAAATTACCACCGTCTACTGTGTCTCCATCCGAATATGGAGTTGTGCTAGTTTCAAATGTACCACCATTCAAATTAGCGTTTTTCTCAAAAACAGACATATTGTACCAACCAAGTTTCAGTCTTCCATAGACATCCATTTTCGCCCAACATCCTGCCACCTGTGCTACGCACGCAATGATATCTCCAAAAGTTAACGCATCGTCCTTAGGACGATTTTTGACCACATATCCCTTGTTTGGAAAATTTGCAGACTGTAGTGAGACACCGCAACAATTACAAGCATCTGCAAGAATTTGACCTAATGTTGCCGGGTATTGCAAGGTACTTTTGCTATATGGTTTATCAAATTTAACCATATTATCAAGAAAAGTCAGGCTTATCGTAGAGCCATCATAGCTTGGCTCATCCACAACAAACGTGCCAACTCTAACCTTTTCCAATGCGTTAGATAGTTGTAATCCCACATAAGCAACTACGGTAGCATCCGAAAAATCATATTCGCTGAAATCATCGTAGATATTATTAAGCGTAACGGTCAATTTACCTGTAACTGCGGCACCGATCGTAAATGTATTGCCTGCCGACGTTGCATCTTCAATGCTCATGGAATTTTGCCACACATCTTTCCTTGTTAAATTCAAAACTTTCCCGTTCCGTAGCGTAATATCTAAGAACGGAAGAAAATCTCGATTATCATTAAACAGCTCATTTTTAAATTCTGTTGATACATCAAGCAACTTGACCACCTACCTCTCAATAATATCGAAACTGATTTGTGAGTAGATTTTCTTTTTAACAGTCCACATCTTCATTGGTGCTGATCTGTCACCAACGTAAAATTCTCTTGTTTCATCCGTACCGCTCATGGCATCCGGATAAGTGACATTTATGTATTCCGGATTAAATGCCTGCAATATAGCCGCCGCTTCTTCTTTGGTCGGATTATTCCAGCCAAGAGCAATTTTCCTTTTCTGTCCTACTCTATTCTTGTGCATGATCGTGTCCTGTGTTCTGCCGGACGCACTATCTGATACATCCTGCAACCCCCAACTAAAAGAGGACGGCGTTTTTATTGCCGTCCCGTTTACCGAAATCATTGCCATATGATTAACCACCTACAATTCTTTTAGGTTTGCGACTATCTCAAACAATAGCCGGGAAATGTCCATATAATAAAGACATCTCATGATATGATGCCTTAAAACTCTGTTACTACATGGTATCTACTATCGTATTTTGCCTTTCCTTTCTGCGTCATTCTGTATAAGGTTTCGCTATCAACCTTAAATACATTTTCAATTACTGGTGCTTGATTCTGCTGTGAACCACCCATGACTGCCATCATGGCTTGCATAACACCGTCTGCAACTCCGGCAGATACCGCTTCTACAATCTGATCGTTGTTGGCAACAGTTGAACGATTACCAATCTTTCCGACCATTTCGTTAATACCATTCTCACGAGCCATAAATAGCTCGCCTGTCTCAGGGAATCCACCGCCAGCATAAAAGGATATATTTGGTGTTCCGTCAAAACCAAGCGTTTTCCATAGTTTTGACGCAAATCCATCCTTGTCATATTCAATATGGAATTTTCCAATGCTAATTGATGGGAATTTAAGTCCTAAGCTATCCCACCATTTTTTCATTTCATTCCATTTTTCGCTTAAGCCTCCTAATATATCTGGAAACTCTGCGGATATTTTTTTTAACTTTGATTTTTTATCATTCCACCAAGTACGAGCTTCACTCCACTTTTTGCTCAACTTTTCTTTAATATTTTGATATGTGGTCTTGACCTCCTTAAGAGGATTTTTGCTCTTCCAATACTTTATAGCTTCACTCCACTTTTTACTTAGCTTCTCTTTTATGTTCTGATATGTGGTCTTAACCTCATTTAATATTTTTTTTGTTTTCCAGTAACTTATAGCCTTATCCCACTTTTTGCTCAACTTTTCTTTAATATTTTGATATGTGGTCTTGACCTCCTCAAGAGGATGCTTACTTCCCCAATAACGCGTTACATTTGACCACTTCTTTTTTACTTTTTCTTTAAATTCTTCGTAAGTTGCTTTTATCTTTTTAAGTGGTTTCTTCTCTTCCCAGAATTTTACAATTTCATTCCACTTAGTTTCTACTGTGCTTTTGAGTTCCCCAAAGATCTCATCATTCTTTCCTTCCATCTCTTTGGCTTTTTCGTTCCAAGGCTCCCACCAATCATCAATGTCTTGCTTCCATAGTGCCATTGCTTCACTATAGGAGCCATCTTCTATAGAAGAGAGAAATGTATCAAAAAATCCACCGTCTCCAAACCATTTGAAATCCTTATAGTAATCTTTGTCCTTCGGGAAAAGTTTTTCTCCTATTAATTTTCCAAGGTTTTCTCCACCTTCCCATGCTAGTGTAATAGCTGCAACTTTTAGAGAAAGTTTCATCTTTCCAGTCAGGGTGTGAGACGCTAAAAATGCTGTGATTGGAGCACCAATAAGATTAGATATTTTATTATTGGAATCAGCTAATTTGAATGTGGCTAATCCAAGTCCCAATCCTATTACTACTTTTTTCAATGTGATTCCTTGCTCGGCAAGTCTTTGTGCAATGACACCGCCCAATGTTCCACCCAGACCACTAAATTTCAATCCCATGAAAAGTGCCACGATAGCGGATTCAAGGGGAGCTGTCTCTACAAATCCCGTTATGGTATCTCCAATAGCACTGATTAAACTAAGTGCGAGTTTGTCAAGTTTCCATGCAATACTCAAAAAATCTATTTCGCTAATGAATGTTGCAATAGATTGTCCTATCTTTTTCCAATCTGTTTTTCTTAATGCTGTAGTAAGTGCATCTATGAGTCCCTTTGCCCATACATTCAATGTTTCTGCCAATGCTTTGAAATCAAAATCCTTAAAAAAGCGATTGATTCCTGCCGCGATGGATTCTCCTAGATTTGTCCAATCAAAGGTCTCTCCAAAGGAAAGTGCCGCATAAACAGCTGTATTTAAAGATCCTGCAATTGTACCACCTACTGCACTAAATAATTCTGGTGTAATCAATCCATTTAGGAACTCTGCAAGTCCTGTGCCAAAATTGCTTGCAACTTTATATACCTTGTCCCACTGGATGCTTTCTAGGGCATTTGTGATTCCATTACTGATATAGGTTCCGATTCCTTCGTAATCTCCTCGCTTAAACGCATCACAGATTCTATCAGCTACTTCCTGTGCTTTGTTATCCATACGAGCAAAGGCTTCATCCCATGCTTTCTGATATTCTTCTAATGCTTTTGCTATCGCTTCATCTAAAATTGGCGAGCCGCCTGTCCCGCTTTTGTCATCACCATCCTTAGAACCAGACGAATCTGAATTATCATTAAGCTGATTAAGTTCATCAAATCCAAGTACTGTATTCTTTAATTTCTTTGCAGCTTTATCGGCTTCTTTTAATGCGTCCCCTGCATCTTCCGTATCACTTACGAAATTCTCCATTCCATTATCTGCTCCGCCCATAGACGAGTTAATGGATTTGAACTCAATACCTAATAAGCTACCAATCCAGGCAAACAGTCGTTGTAACGCCATTACTAGACCATTAATATACGGCAGCACTTTTTCTACAATTGGTAAAAACAGGTTTCCGATTGTTCTTGCTAAATTAGCAAAATTCTGCTGAAGCATTCTCAACTGATTAGATGGAGAATTCATAGTATTTGCCAGATCTCCAAATGCAACCTTAGATTGATCTAACATAGCGAGCAAGCGCAATTGCGCTTTTGTCGCTTGGTTCATTTCAGAAACAGCCGTAGATAATCCGTATTTATATGCATATTCCTGTAATGTTGCATTTGTAATATCAATACCAAAGGCACGAACTGCACGGCTCTGTCCTGCCAATGCAGATGCAAACTTTTCAAAAGACTGTTCAAATGTAGTGTTTCTTAAGGATGCCCAGTCAGTACCAAGCATAGTAAGAGCATTGGAAAAATTCAAAGCACTTTCTTCTGCTACACCGATTGATTCTGACACCTGTGCAAACATTGCCTGATAATTCATTACGGTATTAGGATTCATTCCGAGATTTTTCTTGCCTGTATATGTGGCATTACCATCTGAATCAATTTCGTAACCTGTCATTTTGGCTGTAAGTTGCTTTGCTCTGTCAGAAAATGAATTTGCATAAGATTCCGCTGAGTCATATCCTGCCTGTTGCCAATTTGAAGCTGCATCGTCTCCTAATTTACGCATTGCTACTTCAAAATAGTTTACAGTCTCAAGGAAATTCATTGAGGACTCTACAGATTTCCATGCTCTTTTAAATCCACGAATTATCGGATAAAAATTCGCATAAAATGACCCTGATAATTCAGCAAAACTCTTTAATCCTTTATGAGAGTTTCTAATTGATGATGCAAGTTTGCTAAATGCTCCCGAGAATAATGATGTTTTCTTTTCTGCATCACTACTAGCTGCACCAGAGATTGAACCAGCTCTTGCTCCTTGAGATGACAGGTTTGCAATTGCATTCGTCATCTGAATTAGATTTTCACTAACAACAGGTGCTTTTGATAAAGTGGACATCATTTCATTTAAAGCCTTTGAAATCCTCGGCATATTTTCAATAGCTTTATCAATGTTTTTTCCACCCAATTTAGATATGTTGTTAGCTACGCTTCCTAAATCCTTGGCATTTTGAGAAACAGCACCTAATTTATTCATTCCAGATGCTAAAACACGAATATTCTGTGCGGTCTTTAGCATGTTAGAGGTAGGGATTCCGCTAATTGCTTTTATACCGTTTGCAAGATGCTGGAAGCTATTAGCATTTACGCCAGATAATCCAGCACTCGCCTTTGAAATCTGCTCAATGCCATTCGCAAATCCGGCTAGATTACTTCCGTTTATTTTTCCAATGGATGCACTTACGCCATCCAATTTTTTAATTAATGTGTCAAGTGCTGCAACTGCTTTCGTAGCCTGTGTTTCAATTGCAATATCTAAACGGTCAATCTCTGCTCCCATACTTCCCACCAACTTCCTACAGTTCTCTAAGGTCAGTGACTACCTTTCTACGCGATAGCCAGTTAAAAAGAATAGACGCTGTGACACGCCTACTCCTTATCTTCATCAAATCTTCTGTTAAATTCTTCTATCCAAAGTTTAAACTTTTCTTCTGGCGATAAGGTTTTTTCCTTTTTCGCAAGAGACAGTGGTTTCTTTGGATATTTCGTATGCTTGTTGAAACAGGACGCAATTGCCTGTTGTACATATAAGCCATTGTAATATGCCGATACATCCAATAATTTCAATTGTTCCTGCTTCTCTTTGATGTAGTTATCCTGATACATATACATGTACTTCGGATTCAACTCCCAGAACACATCCATAGGGATTCCCATTCGGAGTGCCGCCGGGAGCCACACATCATCAATCAAACTTGAAAATGTTACTTGTTGTTCTCGGATGATTTCTGTTCCGTCTTCTGTAACGTATCTTTCTTCGTATTTCTCGGTTTCTTCTCCTCTTTGTCCAGACCGAGGAGCTTCTTGAAAAAACCACTGCTCTGTACCGCTTCTGCATATGCTTTGTAAATATCTTCAAGTGTTCCACCACCCATGATATGCTGCTCAATCAAGTGATCGGCATATTCAGCATCACAGTTTGCCACAACTGCCGTAAATGCTGATGCGGCTGTGAAGATATACTTTCTATCAATCAACCCTTCAATCGGCAATCCCATCTGCTCCATTTTCTTTGAATGAGCAAAATTTAATTCCGGTACATCGTAATTTTTGTTGTTGATTTTTACTGTTGCCATAAACTACTTTTCCTCCTATCAATCTTAGCTTGCTTCGCCGACTGAAATCTTTGTGGAAGGTGATACGGAAAGGGTCATCTCACGGATGCCATTTACCTCGCCCTCATTGATGTAAACTGCATGCTGTCCATCCCATGTGGCTACGCCATCTACTCCATCTTTTCCCATCTTCAAACGGTACTTTAATGCTTTTCCTGCTTTTGCTTTTACTGTTGTATACGCTGCTAAAGTGTAATTTGCTGTAAATTCCATAGCATCCATGGACTGTACACCAGGAACAAAGGTTTGAGATTCATCTTCCAGATCTGTTGTCTCTAACTGATCCGGTGCTCCACCTAATGCCGGGTAAGACTTGATCTTGCATAACTTTGACCATGTCGTTCCATCTTCGCTTACTTCCAAAGTAGTTCCAATCGTGTTTACCGCTTTTTTTTCTGCTTCTGCCATAATATTTTCCTTTCTACCGCTATCTAACGCGGTCAGCGAACACGTCTCGAGTGCGTGTTCGGTGCATAAAAATAAGAGCCATTAGGCTCCTTGGTTTCATTTATCTGCTCCCGACATTTATGTCGGGACCATTTTAATTTGTCTCTTTTATCTCATCTCCATCTGCATAAATGCGTTGAAATCTTGCAACCCACCGGCTTACGTTTGGGTCTGCTGCATTTGCAGCAGGCAACGGACCGGCTTTGCACTGCCAACCATACTTAAGCATAATTTCTTTCGCCTTACTGCAAATCGAATAGCAAGTGTTATCCGCAAGACTTCCGGTTGCATATGCCGATATGGTAATCATTGGTGTCTGCGAACCCTCGTTACCTTCCAAATCATAATTTCCACCGGATATATCACTCAAGGCTACATCGCAATATGGGAAATCTGCTTGCTTTGGAGTAATATACCTCCCGACCTTGCATTTGGGATATTCTTTTTTCATTTTTTTCTCAAAGTGTGTGTAAAATGTATTCCATTCAAATGACATTACTTGAACACCTCCCTCGCAATTTTCACAACTTTCTCTTTTAATTCTTTCCCGGCATTATACATAGGCATCTTCGGAGACGTACCACTTGAATAGTGCCAAGCACCCTGTAAATCCATGTACCACCATCCCGGTTCGTTTCCATGCGTACCGTAAGTACCAGTTCCTACTCCCGGAATGTTTGCCGGATTCTGTGCTGGAAGTCCGGCTCCAAATTCTAGCATCAACGCCGGTGAGATTTCTTTGCTCTGCACACCATCTTGATTCTGCCATTTACTCACAATCTTCTGTGAATCTTCCATGATGAGGATTGCCTTGCATCCGGCTTTCTCCGGTGTTATTTCAGAGGATAAGCGAATATACTTACCGAATCCACTGCCGCCGATATGTGCCTGTGCTATCTGGATCCCCTCATTGCAAAGACGTTCACAAAGCTGTTGGCACTTGGCACAAAGGCTGTTTTGATACTCTCGCAATTCTTTGATTGCCCGGTCGATTTCAGAAACAGATAAACCAAAACTAATTTTAGACATCTATATCAACCTTCCCGTTTTCATCGTAGATATCGAACATTTCACCACAGTAGTCAAAAGTGTTTTTCTGCAATTCCTTGATTTTCTTTAAAGTCTTGCATGTATACACTTTCATTCCCTGATTTTTACCTTCAATGCCTACAAACTCTCCACGATAGAATCTGGAAAGCCGTGGATGCTTATAAATCGTCCTATCCTCTACCATGTACTTTCTTTCAGGTATAATTGTTCCATCCGTTTTTTTAATTGGAGGAATTATCTGCTCGTATGGTTCTTTTCTCAAATAATACATGCTACGCCTCACATAATTCCAAGTTCTGAATACACCTTGAAAATCTTCGGAGACTGGATAGCAAACCAGTCAACCATTTCCTCATTCTTCGCCCATGCACCGCCATACTGATTTGAGGAATCGGATAATCCACTCTCATTTAAGAATGCGTGCATGATTTCGTGTCTTAAGGTTCTCTTTCGATATACCTCTTGCTCTTTTTCGCCCATTTCGGGAAAATACTTTTCCTCTGACATATCCGCAATCACAATCATCTTGCTATCTTCTCCGCAATATCCGGCTAGTTTATTTTTCTCCAAATAGCTGTCCTCTGACACTTTGTGGGTTTCAATCGTGTATTCAGTTCCAAGGATATTGATTTTTCTGTTTTCCATACGCTTACCTCTTTTGCAAAGATTGTACTGTTTGCATAAATCTTACAGTATCATCAACCATCTTCTTCATATTCTCCGGCTTTTTCATTTCTTCAATAGATTCTTTGAAAGCCTGTTTGATGTCTGGATTTTCTTTGAAAATCTTTCTCACATTTTCTCTTGAACAATCAAGGCAAATATCCGTTGTATAATTCTTTGGAAGTTCTTTTCCACATTCTCTGCAAACCATATCAACCCTCCGGCAATTCCTTAATTGCAATCACAATTCCATTCAGACTTTTCGCAGGCGGTGCAGCAACCTCATAATTAGCACTATCGCCATTTACAGAACCGTCCTCGTTGTACTGTGGTTCACAGCCAATCCATAGCCGTGTCAGCTTGGTAATCGGGCAATCCATACTGCAAGTAGATATTGTCCGGGAATAATCAACGCTACTTCCGAACACGTCAGCCTGCACATCGCCCTTACCTGCGGAAATGTTGGCATAAAAAAGAACCGGGTCATTATAACCTGGTTCTGTTCCTATCTCGACGGCGATTTTCTCTCCGTCAATCTCTATGTACTTGATATTGCCGTCCTCGTCACGGTCATATACCTTTTTCTCGGCATCGTAGGTGGCGTAATAGAACGGTTGCTTGTTCTTTTTTAATGAACGCATAGAATCACTTTTTCTTCTTTCCATTTATGATAGGATTGATAATTATCAGTCTTGTAGCAATTAACAATGCAATAATGCACACAACGACAAAAATATTAACAGCAATGATTCCTCGGAAAACATCACACATATTCTCTTTCGTCAGTTCAAATGCAATATTTGCGTTAACCGTGATAAGGGCGAATATTGCAACAAATACAGCAATAATCGAAATCAAATTTGCATACAATCCATTTACATTCTCTTTCATTTTCGCCATATCATTCGACAAATCCTCATATGAATCTCTCGCATCTATTGTATCTTTAGCTATTTCAATGTGCATATTTGATACATCCGCAACTGTTGCTTCTCTGTTCATCAGGTAATATGCTCTCCCAGAAGATGAACCTTGTATTTTTACAATTTTATCTTCCTCGCATAGTTTTGCTAATACTCTAGCACATGTCGAATGTGACATAGATGTTTCTTCTGCTATCTTCCTAATTGTCATAGGAGCTTTTTCATTAAGTAAATCAAGAATTCTTTCCTCTGCACTTTTCATTTGTAACAATCCCCTTTCATCGCCATTATACGACAAAAGGGAAACTACCACAAGCAGATATTACAATTCCACACCTTCCATAACAGCCCTTGCTTCAAGAATCTCCATGAATTTATGCATTGCACTAATTTGAGCAAAGTACACCATTTTAGAACATGTTGGCTTAAAGTCAAGTTCGTCCTTACACCATCTAATCATCATATCCTTCAACTTCTGATAGCGAATAGCCACCTGCTGATATTCCGCTCTAAAACGCTCCTTGTAATCAGAACTATTCATCATTTCAACTGTATCTTTTAATTTCATAATCTCTTTCCCTCCAAAACAGAAATATGGCGCACCGCCCACCACCGCTTAACGTGCGCCGCCTGCGGCTTTCGCCACGCACAATCTTCTTTACCGCTTAACCCTGCGGCTGGGAGATAGAAGCCGGATCACCTTAACCTTTCTTTTTATACACAGTTTGCAAATCCAACAACTCCCTTGTAGGCCATAAGATACTCGCTAAAGGTTCTTGAAATCCCATTCTCCGAATGGCTCAGCTGATTTTCTGCACCGTTCTTTGAATCAATCTCAATCGCGGCCATAGCAATCTTGGCTTTATTTTTCTCCAAGTCCGCAAGAATCTTATCTTCGTCCCACGAACCCGGATAATTTCTAAGTGTTTCAAACGCTTCAATGGCAAGGCTTACTGTCAGACCGGAAACACTGATTTCTGCGTCATATTCAGTTATCATCGACTTAATATCTTCTCTGAATTGTTCCATCGGAGTGAGTGTCACCTCATCATCCCTTGGCTTTTCTTCAATATCAGCCATCCTGCCACCTCATTTCATTTACAGACCAAGTTTTTCAATAATCTGTTCTTTCAACATCTTCCCTGTAGATTCCTCTGTTACTTCCAGCCCTAAGGATTTTCCCAATTCCTTAAGATCAGCCGTATTCATTCTGGCAATCTCCGAACGCGAATACTGCTTATTTTCTTCCTTTGGCGTTTCCTCAACTGACTGTTCCGGCACAGGTGCGGTGGATTGCTCCACCACTTTTCTGTACCCGCATGATTCCATGACACGAGCCATGCCATCATGTACCACCATGGTTACGCCGTCTTTTTCATAGCTAACCATCTACAATCAACTCCTTTTAGGTATCAAGTGTTACAGCCTGCGTAGCTGTCTTAGTTACACCGTTCTCGGTGTAGCTTACGGTTACGTTGCCTGCTTTGGTGATAGTTTCCGGGGTATAGGTAACATGCTTAGTTACATCCTGTGTTGTGGAAGAACCGTATGTAGCGGTTACAACCATTCCAGTCGGGTCAAACTTCTCGCCGGACTTATAAGCTGTCTTAGTTGGTGCTGTTGTGATTGCAATGGATGCTAATGTTTCTGTTGCATGGACACCGATAGCATCCAGCTTCTCATTTAAGCAGAAAGCATCATATCTGATACGTCCCTCTACTAACCAACCGGAAATACCAGGAGCATCTGTATGAATCTTGTACTCGGTCAGCTTAATTGGTGCGACACAAACGATTGGATTTGTGATAATGAAATCAACATTTGCCGGGAAATAAGATGCAGGTGCCTTGATAATAGGCACTCCATCAACCTCACCAACCGCACCGTTAATAGCAATTTGGGTTGCCATATCGCCCTTCTTTGTGAAAGCATCATCTAACTTGATGTTCTTATAGTAAGATGAGCGGCAAATACAGATACGACCGCCGGCCGGAATCTTTGCATCATCCAACTTTTCCTGTACAGATAAGAAGTTTTCATATGCATTTGTCTTTGTGGTTGCTCCGGTAACAATGTTTGCCACCTTTGCAGATGCTGCAATCTTATGAATACGATAAATATCTACCTCTGGAATAACAACCTCTGCAATCTGTCTTGCAAGAGCTTTTCCAGCTTCCATGGTCATCTGTGCATCGTCGTAAGATTTGCGGTCAATAGTGAATGTGAATGACCTGTCCTGTGTCAGCTTCATTTCCTGTACGGAATTGCCTAACTCGTCCGGGTCGCCATAACGATTTGAACCGCTTGTCTTGTAATCGTTCATTCCAACGGTTGGGATGGAATATACATTTACTGTCTCAACGCCGATAAAATCATAAGCGTTGTTGGTTAATGCTCCGGTCAGTGAACCGAGTGAAAAACGCTCGTCCACCTGTGAAGCATACTTGCTTGCATAATTTACTACTGCCATTTTTCTACCTCATTTCTTTCTTAAAATTTTTATGAATTGAATCCCTGCAAGAACGGATCATCTTTTGATCCATCTCCTGCACCGGTTGTAATTTCCGGTCTGTTTTTGTACCACTCTGCTTCCTTCGCTTTCACAATGGCTTCCTGCGCCTGTGACTGAACCAGAAACAGTGTGTCTGTATCGCCCTCAAACTGCGCTTCGGCGGCTTTCTTGGCTAATTCCTGCGAGTAACCAAGTGTCAAGAAATTCTTTTCATACTTTGAAACAGCACTCTCTTTGCGAAGTCTCGCAAGTTCAGCATCTTTCTCCGCTTCCTTGTCAGCCTTCTCCTGCGCCAGTTTTTCAGCATCGCTCAAGGTTGCGTTGTACTTCTTTTTCCAATTAGAAGCGTCCGTAGCTGCATCTTCCTGTGCCTTTTTCAGCTTTGCATTTTCAATGCGTAACTGCTGCATCTGTTCCTCAATGCTTGGCTGTGGCTCATCTTTGCCACCATCCGGCTCATCTTTTGGTGGTTCCGGTGCCGGTGGCTTCGGTTCGTCCTTTGACGGTTCCGGTGTTGGTTCTGCAAAATGCTGCAAATTCATTTTTAAAAGTTCTTTCTTTTCCATCTTTGTTACCTCAACTTTCTGCGATTGATTATCCTCGTTTCCCTACGAGCGTTTACTTTGCGATTTTTCCGTTTTCCCTAACGTTTTTACTGTTGCGAAATTTGTGCTGCGCTTTCCCTAGTGCATATAAAAAGCACCCGCATTTCTGTGAGTGCTGATTAACAATTTATAAATCTTTCAATGGACTATTGCCTACTTGATCCGAAGAATCTTGCATGATTCTTTTAACGTCTGGATTAATTTTCTCTTTCAATACCTTATCCGCATCCTGCTGCTGACGCGGATCATCGTTTTTATTTTCTCCCGGTTGACTTCCACCGGATTTCTTACTTTCAAGTAGCACTTTCTGATATTCAAGCATCTTTGGTACGGAATCTTCGACAGCTTCGGCGAGGTTCGGAAAAAAGTCGATTGCTTCCATTGCCACACGCGGATGCACGAAATTCTGAACCATCGTTGCGAGTGAATTTATTTTTGTTGCCATATCGTAGCTTTTTTGCCGGATTGGTCGAATCTCAATATCACTATTCTTCAATTTCAGAAGCGGACTTTCCGGATCTGTGTCTGGAGATTTCTTAATTGCGATCAATGCAAGTCGGTTTCTTTCCTTAAATCCACGCTTAATGATTGCAGCTTGCTTACACGCAACGGCTTCTGTTGCAGTCCAGCCAGAAGAAAGACTTGTTGCTCCGGTTGTAGAACCACCGCTTTGCTCTGTCTGCTTTGGTGTGAACGTTCTTTCAAGAATTCCATCATGTTTCGCTTGGATATTAGCAAGTACACCATCATAGTTATAGTCAAGGACAAGTCCCTTGATATTTGGCTGTTTACCCTGTCCGTTTGTTTTGGTTAAAATCCATTGACCACCCTGTGGTCCTTTTACTTTTCCGTCATCGTCTTTATCAAGTTCAATGTCATTGCCCCACCAATTTGCCTGTGTGGTCTGTGCTACGTCATTGCACAAATCAGACTCCAAAATATTCAAGGCGTTTAATTCATCAAGCTGTCGTTCAAATACGCCTGTGCGGTCTGTAGCACGCTCAAATTCAACGATGTTCACACGACCAAACGGATTGACTGGAATTTCCAATTCATTCAGTTTCATGCCATCTTTTTTCTTGGCACCATTGACGATTTCCACCATGTCACGGATTTCATAAATTGCATCATCAGCCACGCAGGTAAAGATTCTTGAACCATCCTCGTCCTCTGAATACGAAACTCCCATCATCGGTCGCTCATAAGCATCTGACGAATAGACAACAAATGAATACAGCGGATTCAGCGTCACAAGGTCAAATACCGCATCTTCATCATCCGGCTTTCTCTTTATGTCGATAAGTTGGCAACAAGTGCCGCATACTTCCAGATAATAGGCAAGCAACTGGTCTTTGCTTTCCATATCCTCGGCATCGTACATTTCATTCAAAAGCGTGATTGCCGAATCATTATCTGTTGGATTGCTGTTTTTCGGGTGCTTATCCGACTTCTGAACGAAAGCCATGTGATTTCCCCAAAAATAACCAAGCCAAAATTCTGTGATCTGGTGCGCAAGGTTGGAAATTGACTTAATATCAATGTCTTTCCGAACTTTCTTCTCGCGCATAAGCGGCTGATCGCCTTTTTCGAAATTGATGAGGTATCTGATCTGCGTGCGGTTCTGCTCATGCTTAATCATGGCGCGTGAAAGAACATCAATAACATTGTTCGATGTGATTTTTTTCACATCCGTATAAATTTTGATTCTTCCGCGATATTCAATGTTTCTTTCCTTTTCGCTCACAGTCTCACCTCAATTCATGGCATAGAAAAAGCCACTGGCTTTTACACCAATGGCTCATTTCTCATTTTCCGATGATACAATCATATCATCAAAGTATGTCCCTTTTTTCCGCATTTCACATTTTCTTATTCTGATCGAGCAGATAAAAGAAATATCTGCGCATCTCATAAAATGCCGATTTTCCGATTGGCATACCCTCACAGACAATCAGATATGTAACCGGGACCTCATAGCATACAGACTTGATGATGTATTGACTCAAATCCTCTCCCGCCTGCTCTGCAGTTTCTTCAATCAACCGGCATTTTTCTTCCAATCCTGTTCGCTTAATTGCCAAATTTCCGGTAGCATCTGAATTGCTGTGATAAATTGGCATGTCCGTTATTTCAAGGCTTTTGACGGTATCATTATTGTATTTCAACTGATTTTTCCATTCCGGATATTGCTCGCAAAATCCGCAAAGTTCTTTGTATCGTTTGCCGGAAATACCATATTTTTCAAGATTCAACTGTCTTTTATTCACTCTATCACTCCTCTATCACATTGGGCTATTTATAATCGTCGTTTTTACAGTTCCGTTTTCAAATACTTGAATTAACTGTGTCAATCCGTCAGCACTATCTTCATGCTCGTTCTTTCCAACTTGAACGATTATTCCAAGTTCTTCCATTGCTGCCTTATACTCTTGGCTCTGTAGTTCCGGCTTAAGGAAATAGCATCTTCGCTTAATATCCGGTGCATACTGTATAATCTTTGCCATCTTTCCCACTTGGTTGCTTGCTTTCGCCCAAGAGATATTAGTTTTAAAGCCTTGTTCTCGTAATAGGCGGTCAATGTCTTCCGCGTACTCATCCCCGCCGTTATTAGCCTCGAAACGCTCCATATTAGGCTTATGTTGCAACGTCTTTGCCACAACAAGAGGTTTTGTAACGTATTTATCACCTTTATTGAAAATCCAATCCGGTATATATATAGGTCCATCATCGACGCTCCCGAAAAGTTTTCCAAACGGCATTGAAAGACTATCTCCGCCGCCCCATGCAACATCACACGCTGCGGCCGTGATACAATCTCCATCCGGCAGCACTCCGTTGTAATAATTCAACTCGTCCAATGGGAAGAGTAATCCCTCTCGAATAAATGGTCTCTGCTGATATTTAGCCATCCATTCGTTTTTATCCAGACGATCGCGCATCTTCCTGTAATATTCTGTAGAAAATCCTTTTCCGTAATCGTATTGGAAATTGGATTCATCGTTTTCATCCAATGCAGGAATCTTCCGGAATCTGTAGCGCGGATTGTTCGCATTCTCCGTCTCTACTCGTCCGAGTGGATCATAAACATTCCAACGAGTACCGACCATAAGTTCCTTGGACCCGTCATTTTTACGGTCAACAAGGACATTTAAGTAATCCTGGTATCTGTTCTCCAATCGAATAGGACTCAATGATTCGGTACGATCACGAACCATATCATCGACATATAAGTATCCGTCCGAACTAATATCAACCGCACCGGTCCATGTTCCGTCAATTCCTCGGCAAGTCAGCGTTGCAAATGCTTCTGTAGGAGAAAAGTAAAGTTCATTCTTCTCGGATGACTTATTTGCAAGATCAATATCCGGAAATATCTCTTTGAATGTGTATTCCTCGTTTTGCGTGAGTTTAAATACGTCATTATAGAATCTGTCAGCTAAAATGCCGGAATGCCCGGACATAGCGTTGTGGCTCTCTGGATGCCTACCAATAACCCATGTAAGAAAGAAAATACAAAGAGTGGACTTTCCTACTCGTGGTGGGAGTGATAAGCCATAAAAATCTAACTTTCCATCTTCCAAATCTTGGAGATCGTCAACAACGATTTTGAGCGTCCGCTTTCTTGGCTCATAGAATCGCTTTTTCGGTCGGCGGTTCTTCTCCATGTAGAAAAGGAATGATTCAAAATGGTACGGAGCTTCAGCTTTCATGGTTTTCCAGTACAATTCATCCATCTGTAAGACTTCAATACTGTTTTGAATCGCCCACTTGCAGCAATCTTTGATGTACGAAGTGACTTTCAACGCCCATTCCGTGTCATTTTCCTTTTCAAATGCCACTTTCGCCACATCCAAAAGGTCATACAACGATTGGTATTCAATTCCATTTTGCTTTATGTAATTTTTAATGCTGTCTGCCGTTGACTTCGTTTGTTCTGAAACCAAAAAAGAGAGCCTCCTTTCCTCAAATTTTGGAAATTTGGCTCTCTGCGTAGGCACTCTACGACTGGTGCTCTGATATATTCTATTTACCTAATTCATCAATTCTATGTACAGTATTTTCGATGTAATCAACAAGTTCCCTTGCCAACATTCCGTACTTAATGTAAACTTCATCTGCAGATTTTGCTCCATCATTCGCAATTAAAAGCATTACCTTGTGTGCAATAGTTCCAAGGTCGCAAACAAGCCTCTTCTCGGTACCGTCCATTTGCATTATATCCACTTGTCCGTCCGTTGCTTTTACATCTAACATCATTTCACCCCAATTCTATTGATTTCCCCACATTTCGGGCACTTGATTTCAGCCTGTCCGTTGAATTTTCCTAACAGGCGGTTACAACGACTACAACGATGTTCAGATAATTGATGTAACTTTTTCCATTCATCAACCACTTGCATAATAAATCGCTTCCCACAACTTCTTGATGCCTGTACAAGAACAACGTCATTGCCCTTGGTACATTCTTCCTCATATTTCCGAAGCAGTTCTTTTTGCAAATCAGAAAGCGGGAATGGTGCAATTCTTTCTGCAAACTCAACGAACGACATTTCGTGTGCTTTATCAGTAAAGCAACTTTTCAAAATATCAGCAGTTTTCTTTGAATCCGCCATAATCACAGGTTCATCTTCTAACTGCGAACATTCGATTTTCTCATTACTCCCAACACTTATAGGCGTTACCTGTCTAAATGCGTCACGCTCTATTGATTCAATTACTTCTGCCATGCTCATTCTTCAGTCCTCTTTTAAAGTATGCTTAATCACGCTATCTGCAATTTCAATCGCTCCCCATCCGAGCAATGTGCAAAATATTTTTCCCATCCAATCGCCAATGTCTCCTATCATTTCGGATAATAAATACCCTAAAACACTTGAAATCATAATCCATGTCAGAAAAATGTATAGGATAACGCAGATTATTCTAAGACTTTTCCATAATATTTTCATTCTTCCACCAACTTTCTGCCGCACATAGGGCAATAATTTATTTCAAACTGTCCTTCTCCATATTCATCACCGCTATTATCAAAATGCAAGCTGTAAATTCCATACATTTTTTCTATTCTCGCATTTCCATATGTATAGCCGTTTTCAATTTTTCTTGCTTTTCCATCGCAAAATTCACACATACTCAACACCTGTCCCTACACCTGTGATATACAACCTTGTTATTGAAATTCGGTCTGTATCCCTTCCCAATTGAACGAACAAAAGGATATTTCGGTCTTTCCTCATGCTCAAATTCTTGCAATTCTTCAACATAAGGCTTGATTGTATCTGCAAAATCTTTAAGCATATCAAATACCCTATTCATTTTCTCTTGTATAAACAGCATTATCGCTTTCCATGTGTCAATTATTCTTTGGGTATACTCCAAAAGTATTTCTCCCAGTTTTCGATACCACAATTTGAACTCAACGACCATGAATCCTTGTGATTCAATCACTTTTTTCTGTTCGTTCGTCACATTCAGAGCCATACCCATACCTCATTTTTGCGTAAAAAATACCAACCATCGAATATTGACGGTTGGTTATTATGTTTTATCTACATTTGCTATTTCAAAATGGGATATCCTATCAAAGTATATCAGCACTTTTTCTTTGTCATCCTCTGAATAATCTGCAAGTTTTTTCTTTCTTCCATCATCCCTCAAAAGATATTTCCTGTATTTACTCAAGCAAAAAAATTTAGTTCTGCTTTCTTCCAGCTCTTTTTCTGTTAACGAACCTTCGTACATTATGTTACTATCTTTCATATAAACATAAATCCAAATAGTGTCGTTATACTTCTTCTGGATTGCTTCAATTTCATTTTTAGCAAACGACGTATTTATTTTTAATACACTTTTTATTTTCTTCATGTATTCATCAAATTTCTCACTTTTTTCAAGCAAGTTTACCATACATGGAACTGTAATAGAAAATATTATTAACAAAATATTGAATAGCACACCATTAACATCATTTATAATGTTAATAAATGGAATATGATTTGCTAATCCAAACACCCACTTAATAATCACAACATAAAAATAGCTAATAGCAATACTTTTCAATAATTTTCCTGTTGTATCGTCTAACGTAAGTGAATGAAAGTAATAATACAAATACATCGTTATATAGCCAGGATAGATATAGCATATATATTTTGGTATTTCATTAATTATTTGAATGATATCATCTGGATCCACTATCTCTCCTCTGGTGGGTTTTTAGTAGAATCTGTTTCCTCCACCCTCTCGTTAATATGTCCGTAGTCCCTGCGTTCTCCTTGTTCGTGAGTGGAGCGCTGTTGATTATCATTTCTTTGGTTCTTATTGTTATTATTCTTTTGATTATTGCACATAATGATTCTCCTCTGTTTGATGATAATTTATTATATCACTTTCGCCCGGCTTATTCAATGCTATCAACCGCCAATATTCAATTATCAATGTTCAAAAATGGAAAGTGCCGGAATCGAACCGACCTCACGGACTATTGGTGCACCTCACCGTAATTGCTCCACGCGATATACCTTTCCATAATCGTCAACGAACTTTCATCGTCCTGTTTTCACGCTTTTTAAGTCGACAACGCTTCCATCACAAGAAGAATTTCATTTGCTACACCAAAATTCGTCAACCTTGTCACACAAATGCTATTCTGCAACGCATTGGGATTGCAGGAATCGAACCCGCGACAACCCGGATATAAGCCGTGTCTTCTACCACTGAATTAAATCCCAATAACCGCCATCAGACGGTTAGCAATAATGTTTTTCGTGCCATGCATTGCACTATCCGGTTTACAGCATTTCACCGGCAACTCATTTTCAGCCAAAACATAGACCGCCTACATTCAAACAGAAAAATTTTGGCTGAACAGGTGGGTGAGGATTTGCACCTCACATGAGCCAGCTACCTAAGCTGGATTACGGGTACACTGTTTCAGCATTTGACCGCACGGGTTACCTGGTTTAACTCCGAAACTCAACCGACAATTTAATGCCCTAAAGCGTCTACCTATTCCGCCACCACCTATCTGTTTAGGGGGGATTACATTTTCACGGTTCGGGCACCGTGGGATAGATGTCCGAACTATGGCTTTGAACTGCAACACACGACTTTGCATGTGCCGGCTTACGTTCCTACCGCTTTCCGCGGCGATTACCACCGGACCGTCTCGCACAGTCCTTGACAGAATCGTCCTAGTGGCTGAAAGGAGGGGCAAAATGAAACATTCAAGTTTCAAACATAGCCCTATGAAACGTCCGTGTAAAATTTTCTACACGAAATTAGGCTAGCAGGATTCGAACCTGCGAATACTGGAATCAAAATCCAGTGCCTTACCACTTGGCAATAGCCCAATGTTGTTCCGTCCGCAAACATAATTCAAAGCCTAACGCCGATAGATCAATTATTCAGCCAGGAACTATCGCTTGCGGACTTAAGCTATACCGGATGCTCCGATTTCTCACTCTGGTGTTCGGCGTCACTATCCAGATTAAGAAAATCTCCCGAATGTTCTGGGGCTTTTGTCTTGATTCTATGTATTCTTCCTAACACGCTTAAAATTGGTGGCAAGAAGTAGATACCAAATATTGGATCATATACAAACATTGCATCATCTCCACATGAGGAAAATATTTATAATTAGCAACATAATCATGCTTCCAAATCCTATTGCTGTCGGCTTATCCTTTGCTGTTTTTCCAAACGTAAAAAATAACAAACTAAGCAAAATATCAAGCGTTGTTATAACTGTTTTTATAATTTCCATTGGTTCACTCCTCTGGCATATAATACAAATTTATTTCACCGATTAACCTATGTATTTCCTTAAACACTTCTGTAGCTCGCTCATCTGATTCATACTGTCCGATTGGAATATTTTCTTTCCCAATTCTTGCATAGATGATGTTGTACTGTTTCCCAAATACCGTATTGTCGAAGTTGAATGAAAAATCTCTATTTTGTGAAACTACTCTCACTTTCTTATGCTCCTATCTATCGCTAAATCTATGTTTGTTTTTGAACTCTTCCATCTCATTCACACTCATACCAAAAATCCCGGCAGATGCATCAGAGTCCGTATGTTTGAAATATTCGCCCTGCTGCGGAAACATGAATCGGAACATGGCATAATTCGCAACATCACACAGGTATTCAAGGTTTCCGGTCTCTTCAAACTTGGCAAGATTCATTTTCAAACTTTCGATTGCATCCACATTTCCGGTTGCAAAGTTCATCCTTGCTGGTCCGTATTTGTAATACGACTGCTCAACCAATCCCTTGCGCTTTTCGTCAAAAACTGTGGAATATTCGGTTTTCATCAATGCATTGTTCACTTCTGCCTTCTCCGTTTCCGCTCCCAACAATCACAGGTATGATCGTACTCTGTAAAATCGGCAACATACTCACTTTCATTGTTTACGCAGACATAGCCATCTACTTTATCATATGAACCGTATTCACAGGTGCCGCAGCACTGTTTTCGATCGGCCATTATATATCACCATCCATTCTGTGGTTTGCTCTCTCAATGTCAAAACCGTCTGGATAACGAGCTTTGAGTTTGTCTACATTCATCTGCATGATCTCGTCAAGGCTCCAGCCAAAGGATTCGCAAAGCATTGCCAGATACCAACAAATATCTCCTGCTTCTTTTTTGGCATGTTTAATATCAAGCTGTTTCTCGTGGAAAATCCATTTTTTAATCATATCGTTGAACTCTCCGACCTCGCCGGACAATCCCAAACAGGCATTAAAGATACCGCCAAGGTCATAATCCTGCAACTCAGGTTCGATATTGTTTTTTTTGCAAATTTTAAGCAGATCAAGTTTATCCGTGATTCTTTCTGTTGCCTTGTGATCATTTGTCCGCATAGCTAATTTCTGATACTCATTTCCGGTCATATGTCATTCATCCTTTCATTTTTCAATTCCAATCAACCGATTCAACATCAATGCTGCAGCTTCTTTGAAATCCTCTTCTCCAAGGTCAAGATCATTCCCGTTTCTATCCCTTGAATCCCAAAACTTGTCATCCAAGGCACTTAGCATACTTTCCAAGAAGCAGTTATACAATGTTCCCTTGGTCAGCAATTCATTTCGAAGTACCATTACTGCCTGTTGAACTGTTTCCGGTGTGAATCTGAATCTAATGTCACCGCCCATATCAATGTCCGGCAGACCCATGGTTTTAAAAGTGAACTGTGGAATCTCGTCTACTGCAACACGAAAATCAACGCTCTTAACACGTTCAATTTTCTTTTCGCCTATGTAATATTCAGTTCCAAGCCAATCTTCTGTCGGATTTACGACCTTAACTCTTGGTTTTCCCATAATGCATACGCTTCCTTAAAGTCCTTTTTTGTTTTTGAAAAAATTTTGAAAATCGTTATCGAATGTAACTTTGGAATTTTATCTGATGTGGAAAATTAGCCGATTATGGCTCTATCGTCAGTAAAGATCAGCCTAGTATATTTTGCTTATGTACCTGTCACCGCAGAGAATAAAAAGGCTGTTAGAAGAAATGCTCTTATGTTTTTCAGAATCATAATTCAATACCTCGATGATGGAGAAGGTCTTTTTGTTTGAAATTAGCTTGACCTACTCAGTTGTCGCCCCGGGGTAGTTCCCATCAGACCCCCGCCCCAGGTTGTCGTATAACTGATCTAGCATATCTGTCACGGCATTTCCTGTTTCTTAAAAAGTTCGCATTTGTATGATTTTACGAACTATCCTATATTTTCGGCACTTGATGTGGGTTTCATCTAAAAATCATTGTGCAATTTAACGGAAAACCACTAAAAATCAGCTGATGGAAGCTCTAACTTCGCATCTTCCTGCTGAATAACGCCCTTGTATCTCTCTTGAATCTCTTCGATGCTCTGCGTCTGCTCCCCGCCCTGGCGGTTAGTGCCCGGCATATTCCAGTTGTGCCGCCTGTTTAAAGCCGGAAGTACTTTCATCGGATTAAGACCGCCGCTTATGAGCTTGTCGCTTAGGGATTCCTCGTTATTTTCGATCAGTTTTTTGTACAGGTCGGAACACGATGAACCGAGCCGCGTCTCTTCTCTGCCCCATGAATATATAGTGTCTTTATGTATTCCGGTTAAAAAGCAAAAACCATTAATACTTATTTCTTTATCATATTCATAACACAGTTCAATATATATATCACATATATTATTTATTAACTCATCGTTATAAGTATCTCTATCCGGTCCTTTTAAACTATCCTTGTGCTCTTTAAATATATTTTTATATATATAAATTAAAGCCGCATTCCATCTGCTTTGAGGTTCTCTTGACATGTCCTCAATATTTTTCTCAATAATGTACTGGTCAAGGTATTCAGATATTTTATTTTCATAGATTTCAACATCATTTTCTAACTTCACTGTGTTATTATTCATGAATTAAATACATCCTTTCTCCAGTATTGAGTAATTAAAAAACAGCCTAGCACAGTTATAATACTGTACCGGCTGCATGAATTCCGTTTATTTCGGGTCCTGCTGCTCTGGTGGAGATGTTGCCCGAATGCGTTTTTCTGTTTTTATGAGCATTATAATAATATTATTTTCTCAATCTGTCAAGGACAGATTTTAAATTCAATCACTACATACGCCTTATATAATATATCTCCGCGCGCATGCGTAAATATAATTATATTATAATAATTTACTCCTTGATTAATATATAAGATTTTAAATCCTTATAATTAAAATATAAGAGAGATATATACTCTACTCTACTCTCTTCTCGGTTACCATGTGGTATACCAAAATGTAACCAGTTTGTAACCGTAAAAAAGACGGCTGTATTTTAAGCCGTCTAATTCATCAGTCCCAATTAATATCGTTATGTGATATTAAATCATCATGATCCGCTCTTGCTTCCGCAATCGCTTCCAGTTCATCCGGTTCTGGTTTATCCTCTGGGATAAATTTTATAACAACCTTGTAAAGTATTTCTATATCTTCATCAGGTACTAAATCAATTATATTTTTTAACGCTTCTTTGCTCATTTTTAAACCTCCTTATATTCTCTTATATGCCTGTCCTCTTGGTAGTATGTCATTTATAATTATTATATCTTCCTCGATTGAAAATAATATTCTAAGATCTCCAACCCTTAAGCGAAAATCATTTTCTAACCCTGCTAACTTTTTCACATCTCCAAGCGGCAATTTTTCTATCGCAATTTTCAGCCTTTGCTTGGTAGCTCTGTCGCAAGAGTTAATATATTTTACTGCTTTCTTTTTGTATTCTATTTGCAACTTTGGTATCTCCTTTTTTTTGATACCATTATTATATTATAAGTGCGTTATTACGTCAATACATATAAGTGTGTTATTTTAAGATTTTTTCTAATTCATCCAGTTTAGACAAGACCGTATCACGGATAAAAGCCGAATTTGATTTATTTAATTGAAGCGATTCGATCCGCTCCTTTGTTCCTTTTGGAAATGTTAAATTTAATCTGTAGTTATTTTTTTCATAAGTTCTAACAGCTTTTCGCTGCGCTTCTGTTGTTTTCAGTTCATTTTCCAAAGTGCCACACCTCCTATATAATATGATGCAATTTTATCATAAGTGCGTTATAAAGTCAATTAAGTTAAGTGCGTTATATATATTTTACAAATAATATGTTGATATAAGTGCGTTATTTTGTATTATTTGTACATTGTATAAGTGCGTTATATCTGTTATTATAATCTCAACAGGAAAACAAGAAACGCAGAACACAAACAAGTGTTCAGAAAGGAAAATCATATGAAAAATATTTATTCTTACACAAACACAGAAATTAATAAAATGAAACGCCAGGAACTTCTAAAACTCAAGTATGAACAAGATAAAAATTATTTTGAAAAAGTTAACGGCTCCAATCCGAATTGGAGCAAAGAAAACACATTTGATAAATATGTAGAATCAATGAAGCACTTCACAGTTAAAGAGTTAAGAGAAAAATTAAAATGAAGATAGGAGGAAAGAAATCATGAAAAATAAAAAGCAATATAGACTTGTAACGGAATCCAGGAAGATTCTACTTGGTGGGCAAACTTACAGTTACCGCGGAGCCGAAAGATGGTGGAATGATTTAAACGGAATCTATGAAGATGACGAAACCGGATCAGAAGAAAGAGTATATATTGAGGAGGTAACAGAATGATAATAGGTATATTAGAAAACGGTTGTAAATACGTATACGATTTACCAAGCGAGATCAAGACAGCGAAGCAATTCGAAAGCCTTATTTATGATTATAATTACAATCCGTCTCACAGAGAAGAATTACAAGGGCAACCTAAATTGCAAGGCTTTAACGGTCCAATGTGGAACGGATACGGAACTCTTAAGAGCACAGGCGAGACGGTCACAATTATCCGCTATGAAAAACCTTGTAAATATTAGCCGAAACGCTCCTCCCTGGAGCGTCAGCCGCGGGATGGTCGCCCGGCTCTGATGATGGCAGACCAGACGAAGAAAGGAGAGGTTTGAAATATGAGAAAAAAGATATTTAACAGCTGCACTTGGGCGGTTGCTTACAAAATCGACAAAGATACACAGGATGATAAAAAGACAGGCGTCAGAGTTTCCGCCGTTTTCTCTCACCCAGGCAACGCGGAAGATTTTATAAATCATTGTTTGCCGAAAGAAACAAAGGACAGATTTTTTATAATCGACCTTGACGAGCTGGAGAACTGCGAAGATGCCGACAAAATACAGAAAGTAACCGGGTTGTATGCTAAGGTAATTTAAGCACCCCGGGGGGTATCAAAATCGTTTACCTATATTTTTGAAAATTGAAAGGATGGTTGATTTTATGGCTACAATCAAATTACAGGGAATTTATGAAAGAAAAACCGCAATACCTGCGGCAGAATTAAAACCGGGCATGGTTACAATTTGGAACTTTGGATTTACTGAAACAGTAAAAAGCGTTGAGCCTACCAAGAGCGGGAAAAGTGTTAAATGCGTTATTATATCCGATGAAAGCGGTGAGGAATACACGCGGACAATGCGAAATGATAGCCTTGTAGCTGTTGCGATTTAGGCAAGTAAGACAGGCTTTTCCCGGGGTTCAATTCCCCGGCTTGCCTTTACCCAGAAACGGGAAAAAATGAAAATATGGAGGTTTTGGAAAATGACAAAGATTGAAAAAATGCAGAAAGATGGATACCCGAAAATCATAAAAGGAAACGGAGGTTTTAGAGCGTATTTGAAAGATATACAACCTTTAGGCGGTGGTGATTATATGGCTATATATCGTTATCCCGGCGGGGAATGCTGCCATAGTCTGGAAGAAATTCAAAAATGCTTTGAAATCATTGAACAATAGCCGCCGCAGAGGATGCACGCCGGATCACTACCGGCGGCGGTTTTATACCCAAAAGAAAGGAGCTGAATACATGGGAGCATATACGACACTTGCGGTTAATAAAGATGATTACAACCGCATCATCGACACGATTCAAAATGGTTATACTGGAAAAGACGGGGTTAAGCACAGACCGGCACCACATATGGCGTGCTGTCTAGTTATACAAGCCAATCTAGGATGCCGTATCGGTGACATCCTGCACTTATCCTTGTCCTCTCTGGTGCGAGACGGAGATCACTACAGAATGGACATTGTAGAGGAAAAGACAGGCAAGGCCAGACGGCACCAGGTACCGGAGCCGGTTTATAACTACATTCGCGACTACTGCGCGGAAAATAATATAAATCCGGAAAGGCGCATATTCCAATTTACGGAGCGCGCTATACAAAAGGCCTTAAAGGCAGTAACAGAGTATTTAGACATACCGCAGACATCAACGCACAGTTTCCGGAAGTTTGCCGGCCAGCAGATTTATAAAAATTCCGGTCATGACATCGAAGCGACACGAGAATTTTATCAGCACGGCAGTGTCACCACGACACAAGGATATATTGCTCGCTCGTCTGAAAGATTGACACAGGCGATTAATAAAAGCATCAATCTTCCAAGATAGAAGATTGACACAAAATGTATAAGCCGTTAAAATGGATTTTAAGAGGATTTTAGAATTGAATCAAGAAAGGTACGCATGCATGAATTAAAATTGCTCAACAAGCCTCACAACGTTTTGTAACAGCCATTTAACGATTACATCTTATAACAAAAAAACAAACTGTATTCCTGGTGGTTCAACGTCGCACCCCCGGGGGGTATCAAAATCGTTTACCTATATTTTTCAAGAGGAGGATCTCGTATGATAACATTACTTATATACCTTATAATTTTACCAATCAAACTATTTTTTCAGCTAATCATTGGCTTTTTCAAACTGATCGGTATCATAGATATTTTTAGCGGGTGGGACTAATCCCCGCTATTTTTGTGCAAAAAAATAAACCGATTCATGGTCGATTTATCTTTAGTAGCACTTGCGCAAGAATCTCCTTTCTTGCGTATTTTCTTACTCAAACGCATGTTTGAATACCTTTTTGAATACCTTGTCATTCAAAGGTATGATTTAACGAATTGTTTTTATAAAAATAAAAAGCACTGAACCTCAGTATTTTCAAGGCTTCCAGTACTTTCAAGGGTTGGGCTATTCATTAATGAATAAACAGTTCGTAGGGGAATCGAACCCCTGTTTTCGCCGTGAGAGGGCGACGTCTTAACCGCTTGACCAACGAACCTTAGTATTTATTTTGTTGAACCGCGTCAACAATTGGTATTATATATGGTCTTACAAAAAAAAGCAAGTACTTTTTTTAAATTTTTTAAATTTTTTTATTTTTTTGTATTTTCATGTATTTTTCCATAGGAAATTGATGCTGGCTGGCACGATACTTCCTATAGGATCAAGGTGTCAGAAGTCAGCCCACAATTTAGTGACTGGCAACTTGCACAAAACAGACTCGGCTTTGTGCAAGTTATTTACTGTTTCCACTTTCTCTACTGCGAAACAGATTCTGCTAAATGTTCCAGTATCTCCGTAATCTTTCTACTCTCCTCTAAGCAGATATTTTGCAGATTCTCAGAATTTTCTGCCTGCGCAGATACTTCCTCTGTGGTTGCAGACAGATTGGATATCTGGTCTACGATCTTTGCGTTGTTATCCTGTAAGTTTACACAGTCATTGTGAAGTGTCTGAACTTCTTCATTGGTTCTCATCAGGTCAGAAGCAATATTTTCAAAGGATGTATTGGCTTTTTCCATGATCTCACTGTTCTGCTGAACGGTTTCTGCCGTATGTGTCACGGTCTTTACCATGTCCTCAATCTTTCCGATAAAGTTCTCTAATACCTGTTCGATATTTTCGGTAGACTCTTTTGTCTCATCTGCCAATTCGCGGATCTCATCTGCGACTACGGCAAATCCCTTTCCGGCTTCACCGGCTCTTGCCGCCTCAATCGAAGCATTTAATGCAAGCAGGTTTGTGCTTGAAGAAATGCTTGAGATCGTCTCTGTAATACCTTTCATATTGACAATCTCTTCTGATAAATACTGCATTTCGTCACTCAGCTCACGGCTTTCTTTTACGATCGTATTCGTACTCTCCTGTAACTCATTCATATAGACCTGTCCCTGATTAGAAGCTGTTACAGATGCCTGTACGAAATCCTGTACGGTTTCAGAAACAACATTGATTTCCCGGATCAACTGCTGAATCTCCGTGGTCAACTGTGTCTGCTCCTGAATGCTCTCTGCGGTCTGCAGCGTACTGGATGCAATCTCCTGTGTTGCCATCGCTGATTGCTGCATCTGGTTTCTTAAACGTACTGCAGATTCTTTCGAGGTGCTGACAGTCTCTTTGACAGCTTCCGAAGTCTCTAACAACTGCATCATCTGATGTTCCTGTTCCTGCTGACCGATCTGTATCTCTTTTTCATCCTCCGTTGCAAAAATCCTCTGTAAACGATTTGTGTAAGCATAAGTCAGTACAAATAAAATGTTGATGACAATCTGTGTTAATACAACCATCAGTGATGATGTGCCCATTTTCAGTCTTGCTAAAAACAGAACCGTATTAACCACAAAAACTGCTGTCAGTGCCACGGTTGTAAATTTTTTATCATGGTATACTACCACGACGGAACAGGCTATGTAAGAGCATGCAAAGATAATAATATGCTCTGAAAAAAGTATCCAGAAAGAGTACGTCAGTCCGTAAAAGACAATCAGAAAATAACGAACTGCGTACTTATCTGCAAATTTCGTTCCTAAAATCAAAAATGCAATGACTCCTGCGAGTGCAGAAACCAGTGTGGAATATAAGACCAGATTGTTGCCGTTATATAGTTTTTCCGCAAACGTAAAAGCCGGAATGATGGCGGTCAGAAAACCCACAACGGCCAACATGGTCTGGTTTGTTTTTTTCAAACGTTCCAT